GATCTCACCAACGTAGTCGCCAGCGTTGCCGAAGCTGCTAGCAGTGTTGGTCAATTCGATGTAACCATAACGTGTCATGAATGACACGACTGGTTCGAATGTTGATGGATCCAGAACAACACCGCTGCTCATCAATGGAATGTATGGGCAGTAGAATGCTGGAGCGTCAGCTTCGCTAGAACCTTTGTAGCCAACTAATACAGGTGTAGTGTCGCTAGCATAGCTGTCAACAAACACACGCATTGCGCCGTTCAATGTACCAACAAACTTGGTGTTGGTAGGAGCTTCAAAAGTACCTTCTGTAGTACGTGCAAATGCAGAAGTAGTTGCAGATTGCAACACTGTCAATGCAGCACTAGATACAACAGCGTAGTTACCAGCGCCACGACGTGTACGTTGGGCGATCAAGTTAGCAACACGGTTGATCAACACAGCCAAAGCAGCGTGTTCGTCACCAACGAATGTAGCAGTACCAGAAACGGTAGCTTGGTTGTATGTGAACTCAGTTGCAGCCAATGAACGTAGAGACAATAGAATCTCTTGGTCAATTTCAGCTGTAATTTCTTGAGCCAAAGCTGCCATGATTTCGGCTTCTACGTCGATACCATGCATAGCTTGTGCATCTTGAGCACTTTCAAATGTCCAACGAGCTTGCAACTTACGTGTGCGAGCTTCGACGGCTTGCTTCAAGATTTGTACGGAAATTTGCTTACCGCCAGTACCTTCCATAGTAGCTGTAGCACCGCCTGTGTAGTTGGTAGCTGAGCTAGTGGCTTGAGGAACTGTAGAGTATGCAGTAGCGATCTTGAATGGGCTCAATGCTTCTTCACCAGCTGTAACGCTTGTAGCGGCAGCAGATGTGTCTGTCAATGATTGGGCATAACGCACACGTAGAGTGTGGATTTGACCAACTGGGCCTGTCATTGGCTGAACGCCAACCAACTCGTTAGCAATAACTGTTGGCATAACACGACGGATAACTGGAAGAATCACGCGGTTCAATGTAGCAATGTTACCTGCTGCGGTAGAACCTGAACTTGCGTTTTCTTTCAAGTACTTACGAGTGTTTTCAAGGATAACACCCATGCTGTTGCGCTTGGTACCGTTCAGACCTTCAAGCAATGCTTCTTTGGTCTCGCCCCAGCGGCTTTCTAATAGTTCTTGTGACATTTAAGTCTCCTATAAAATTTTATAAACCTGCCAGGCGCTTGAGGTCGATCACATTGCTGCGTTCTTCCTGCTGACTGCTTGGAACAGTTTTATCTCCAGTTGCAACGGAAACGTTTTCTGTGATTACTTTAGGGGCTTTCACAGAGCGGTCTTCCAACACTGCTGGTAGATACTTTTCGAATGCGTTTTTCAAACGTGAAGTTTGTACGCTTTCAAGTAAATTACGCATGACTTCTTGTTTGTCCTTGTTTAAAGGAGCTAACAACATTTCCATTGTGCTTTGACGCTCATTGGATTCTTTAATCATACGTATTTCACGTTCTTTGGACTCAACAACGACTTTCGCCTTTTCGGTGAGTTTAATGGCTTCGGCCAATTGACGATCTTTGGTTGCTAATTGATTATACAACTTGCGAACTTCTGCTTTCTCATTTAAGTGAGTAGCACCAAATTCAGCTGCATACGCTTCAAAGATTCTACGACCAAAATTGTTCTCGCGAGCAACTTTGATATCTTCTTGCAATTGTGAAAGCTCTGTTTTCAAATGTTGGCTAACAGCGCGGCTCATCTTCTCAGCACTTTCTTTTACGAAACGTGCCTTGAGTGATTCAAGTTTGCTACGTGCTTCTTTGACCAAACGCACTTTGGTTTCCACCACGTCGCGCTTGTCTTTTGCAAATTCTTGAATTTCATGAGCTAGTGCATGTACCATGAAGTTCTCGAGTTTTTCAAGTCCTTCTGCATGCATCTTACGGTCTTTGCGCAACTCGCCAATTTCTTCAGCAAGTTTGGTCACTAAAAAGCTGTTAAACTTAGTAGCTGACTCTTTCATCTTGCTTTGGAACTTAACGCGATCTTCAGCTAGTGAACGCTTTTCAGCGGCTACTGCTTGAATCTCTGCGGCCAAACCTTCTGTTACCATTTTGTCTAGGGCTTCCACCATCACTGTCTTGTCGTGCTCATAGCGTTGTGCAAACTCTTCGCGGAGTTCTGCACGGGCCTGTTCACGAGCTTCATTTAGCTTGGTTTCCCAAGCTTCATTGATCTCTTGACGAGTTTCCTCGGTGATCAGGTTACTATCCAGCAGTGGTTTGATAGCATCTAACATGCCTGGTTCTCCTTATATTTTGAGATCCCGAATAAGTTTTACAACTTCATTCTTTAGGTATCTCTGTACCTTGTTGTCCTCACCAGCTTCCTTGGCAATCTCAAGAAGTCTGTGACCATATTTCATGTTCATCATGCCTTCGTAAATTGCTTTAGGGTATGCATTGGGTGCGCTGGGTTGGGCAACCACATCGATTGTGACGATTTCAAAGTCACTCACATGTCCTGTTCTGTCGTCTACGTTACCGCTACCGCGGCTTGAGACTCCTAGCTTAACGCCTGACTGCAACAAAGTCTTGATCAAGTTACCCATTGGAGTAGGCAAAATCTTGAGCTTGCCGCAGCCAGCATGTCCGTCCATCCACATTTCTTCAACGCTGTGGCACACACGGTCCAGATTAATTTTTAAATCATCGGGATGGTCCACTTCACCTAATACCGAGTTACCTTCTTTAATCTGTTGATTAATTGTGTTAACTGCCTTGGCGATTTCGTGCAATGGATAAACGCGGTCATTTGCATTGCGCTTGTCGCCTTCAATGCAAATGCCCTTTAGATAGAGATTCTTACCCCCGTTCATGTCGGATTCTTCCAGGACCTGTACATTGGCCTGTGTAAAAGTAAGTTGTTCTCTTAAGGTTTTCATCTAGTGATTAACCTTTAGCAACTGGGCTCTTGGTGTTAACACCACTAGCTTGTCCCAAGTGTGGCTTGGTAGCTGGACTTGGTTTTTGTGTGCTTTGTGCAGGAGTGTTACCAACTTTGCCAATCAAGTCTTTTGTTGTGTTTCTGTATGCAGCTGAGTCATGATGACCGCCCATTTCGCCACCAGCGTGAACTGGCTTTACAGAGTTACCGATTGGGCCTTTAGCACCTGCGTTTGCAGCTACAGTAGACTTCTTGTTGACGCCGCCTTCTTCAGAAGTCACTGGCTTTGGGGCTGCTTTTAAAGTCACAGCTTCCATCATGCCAACTTCGTCCATTTCTTCAGTGTCGTCCATTTCGATGGCATCGCCACCTTCTTCGTCACCAAAACCGTCACCGTCGCCACCCATGTCGTCGCCGCCATCTGGGTTCATAAGTGCATCAAAATCAGCCATTAGCTCGTCGATTTTGTCTTCAAGATTCAAAATGTCGTCTTTAGTAGCTGCTTCGCCGCTACCTTCTTCGTCGCCGCCGCCAAAATCGCCGCCCATGTCGTCTTCTTCGGCTTCCATGCTCATGTCTTGCTCTTCGTCAGCTTCAATTTCGTCGATTAATTGGTCACTTGAGTCGCCGCCCATGTCACCTTCTTCGATTTCTTCTTCAGCTGCTTCGTCTAGCTCTTCTTCAGCTGCTTCGTCAAGTTCTTCTTCAGCAGCCTCATCAAGTTCTTCTTCAGCTTCTTCTGCCATGATGTTTTCATAAATCTGGCGTGACTTTTCTACAACGATGTCGTGGAAAAGTTCTCGAGCTTTTTGCTCTTCATCATTGATCACGTATTCGATCAATTGTTCAAATCTGTTCATAAGGAAACTCCTATAGGTAAAGTGTGCTGTTATTTAACACACTGGCAAAAACTATAGTGTTTAAGGGGCAAAAATGGTAGAAATTATACCGGAGGAGCAGGAGGTGGTGCGTATTGCTGACGCACTAGTTTGAGTTTGTCTTTGTACTCAACCATTCTCACATCATTCATTCGTCGTAGCTTGTTCAGTTGACGTAAGGTGAGATGAGTTTTGCGCAAATCGCCCAGCTCAGGTTGGCTGTTGTCTTTGCTCAGGTCCTGATAGGCTTCAGGGTCTTTGTTCCAAAACTCTTGTAATATCATAGCAGTATTTATACTGTTGGGGCAGCTCCACCGGCCGGGGTAGGTGCCGGTGCTGCTCCAGCATCAGGCGCCGGAACTCCTGCTCCTGCAGTGGGTTCCATTTGCCCAATTTCTTCACCTGTGTTGATATCAGCTTCAAGTCCGCCAGGGGTAATGCCCACTGAACGCAAGTCTTGTCCTGACTGAGTCTTCAACTCAGGCTCATCGCGCTCTTCACGCCAGAGCTCTTCGTTTTCTTTGATTTCTTCTTCGGTCAAGCCCAAGAATCGTTCAAGCAAGAAACGCTTTGACATATAAGGCAGTGGTTCTAAGCTGGTAAATGCTTGAATACGTGTGGTATCCAATTCAGCTTGGCGATAGCTGGCAAAGTTTTGTGGTGGGTTGAACTTCAGTGAAAACAGGCCTGAGTCAATGTTAAATCCACGCCACTTCAAGAACATCTTGAATTCGTCATCTAGCTTTTGTACAATCAATGCTTGCAAACGTTCGCAATACTGATTAAAACGATATTCTTGAATCAATGCTGTGCCTACTTTGCCATCACTGGTAACTCGATCTGAGTCATCAGGACCTGTGGGCAAATAGCTACTGGGCACACGCAAACCACGAGCCATTTTGTTATTGAAGTACTTTAAGTCGTCAATCTCACCTAGGTTTTGTCCGCCTGGTAGTGTTTCAACTGAGCTACCACGGCCATCTTGGCCTTGGGGAAAGAAGTAATCTTCGTTGATGCTGAGTGGGTTGTAACTAGCATCCATCATGTTTTGTCCGCCACCTGTGATAGTAGGGATTCTACGTTGATGCATTTCGTTTTTGATACGTTCCACAAACGCCATGGCCAAGTGACTTGGCATATTACCTACGTCAATCTTGAAAATCCTGCGCTCTGGGGCACGTTGCACACGATAGATCAAAATAGCATCTTCAAGCAATTGCTTTTGCTTAAACACCATGAAAATTTGTTCTAATACACTGCGTCCAAAGGGCCAAAATACATCTAAGCCTTCGTTCAAGCTCATGTGAACCACGTGCTTGGCGTCAATACAGACTTCGTTCATGGCCTGCATAAAACGGCTGTTGCCCACACCACCACCAGTGCCACCGTTGGGCATGGTGTAATTTGCTGAACCAGATATTGTACCGGTTACAGGGTTAGTCATGTAATCAGTAGTGGTCTTCTGCGCCACGCTCATGTTTTGAAAATTAGGGTTGATGTCACGAATGATGTACTGCTCAGGGCGCTTGCCTTCGCTTTCGTTTACAATCACACGAGCCACTTTGCTCATGTCAACCCACATCATTTCAAAAGTCTGTGGATCACGCACAAAAATTTGATCTCCGTACTTGATGGTATTACGGAATAATTTGAATATGCGCTGATCTAACTTGTTTAGTTTAACCCACTGCTGTACTTGTTTCTTGATGATATCAACTTCGTGATCAGTGGGAGTGTCGTTGTAGTTTACGTCAAATGGTGTGCCATTTGACTGATTCTGTTGTGTAGAGAACTCAGCAATGATGTCCAAACAAGCATTGATTTCTGAGTCCATGTCCATGTTTTCGTACTGATTGTAACGTTCAATACGATTGGGGTGGCCTGAGTAAACTTCGGGCAATCTGCTGGCATAGTTACGGAACACAAAGTCAGCTTGTACTCCACCAGTGCCATCGTTTTTTTGGTAACCCGGAAGACCAAAATTGTTACGTCCGTTGATTGGACCCATCACACCAGAGGTGTCGGCTACTTTGAAGTATTTGCGCCAGCCTTGTTTGTTTTGATCTGCCATAGTGTATTATTTACCGTTAAGTAGCACGCTTCAACATCTTATTCTGTATGTCTACACTGCTCTTTTGGGCACGTACCAATTCATCTAGCATTGCTAACATTTGTTTGCTGTCAACTGCCATGTCTTCAAATATTTTTACAAAGTTTCCAGCGTTATTTTGTAGCGGAATCACAGCTTCGTTGCCATGCAATGTAGCTGGATATCCTGATTCTGGACCGTCAACAACAGTACCCTCTTCAGCAGAAGTTTGCACATGGAAGTGTGGCCCAGTAGTGAATTGATTTCTATCACCAGCTGGTGGTTCAAAATATTCGTTCATGACCAAACTAACGCCCGAAATCTCTTTTAGTTTGGCCTTGATGTCTTTGGCTTGATCAGCAGTGGGACTAAAACCTAATACAAAGTCCATGCCTTGCCCCACAGCATGTTTACTTCTAGGATGCTTTTCTTGGTGATATTTGTCGTTAAGTCCAGTAAACATTCCAAAACCATCGATGCTGTTCTGGATTGTTTTTGCCACATTTACCGCAGTATCAGTCAATGTGCCACCTTGGAAAACGTCTCCATAAGGGCGTACTTTGAGTCCAGCTTCTTTGACTTGATCGTACGGATTCTTTAGCCCCAGTCCCGATTTCTTTGATGTATCAATACCTTGACCTGTTGTTTCTCCTGAATGACTTCCTGCTAGAGGCTGTGATGATTGAGATGTTGCTGGACCCGGAATGTTTACTGAACCGCCGCCACTGCTTTGGCCGCCGCTGTATCCTCCACCACCCATGCCACCCATGCCGGACATTTTCATGCCCATGCCACCACCCATGCCACCAAAACCTGAGCCAAAACGCATGGTTTTCATTAACTGCGCAGCTCGTTCAGTACCTTGCTCTTTTTCAAGAGCACGAGTCATTTGTTCTAGTATTTCATCTTGATCTTCTAAGAACCCAAGTTCATCTTTTAAGAATTTTTCTTTGAGATCCATTGCTCGACGGAAATCGCCACTGTACTTTTCAGATCGCTTGGTGTCGGTTTCAGTTATCTTAGACAGCTTGGTATAGTCTTTCTCCATCGAACCCATTAGCTTTTTTACCTGTTGATCTGACTTTACTTTGTCATCTAGCATATCCGCAGTTTGTTCTAGTAACTGCGCAGACATTTGAGTCATTCTATCAACATCTGCGGTTGCGGTAATGTGTCCTGACATCGTGGGCGTAAACAATTCAGGTCCTTTTTCGCCAACAAGATATTGTTTTCCCTTAGCTACAGGGCCACCACCGGCTCGAGCACCAGTTACTTTTTGCCCAACATAGTCAACACCTGAACCTACCGCGCCACCAGCAAAATAGCCAGCTGCACCGCCTGCTAACCCACCAAGTATCGCCCCAACTACGTTGCCAACAATAGGAACAATACTACCAACAGCAGCGCCTGCAGCCGCACCTTTGAGCGCACCAGCGCCTGTGCCAACTGCTTTACCAGCAAGCTCAGTGCCACCAGAGCCAAAGAAACCTTTGGCACCTTCTTTGCTTGTGGCTTCAACCACGTCCATGGTCTTGCCTACTATCTTACTGATAGTAATCACTAGTTTTTCAAACAACGGTATTAGCTGACGAGTAATATCGGCCAAGGCTTCAAAAACTCTCCCAGCTTCCCCTGCAAGATCAGCCATGGCCAATGCTACTTTTTGTGCAGCACTGATGTTGCCAAACACAGCATCTTCCATCTGCTTGTTGACTTCTTGCTGACGCTTGATCAAGTCACCTTGCTGATCTGTGATTTCGTCAGCACCAGCCAGTTGTCTTTCTTGTTCTCTTTTGACTTTATCTTCTAGCTTGACACGGTCTTCTGCTGTCATTGTTGCTAGTTTAACTGCTTCGCTATATTTGACACCAGATTTTCCTGCTTCGCCAAGAGTTGCCAAGCTGTCACCAGCTCCAGCCAAATAACGTTGAGTGGCTTTACCAGTTGCATCAAACGCTTCAGCAGCTTTCATTTGGCCGTTGGCAACTCGTTGTGTTGTAGCCAGTGCTTCGCCCTGGGTTGTAAACATCAGCTTTCTAGCGTTTTCATCACGCAAGTTTCCGTTGACCATGGCACGATAGCCACGCCCAACTTCGTCGCCCATGCTCTGATAGTAGATGTTTAGCTTTTGTAATTCTTCAGCTTCATCGTAACGCCTTTCTCGTTGTAACTGACGGACTTTGGCCAGGAACTGTTCTTCCATCAGCGCAGCTTCTCTGGCTTTTTGCTGATCTTTGACACTCATGCCTGTGAGTTTGGCCAGAGCATCTTGCTCTACCAAATAGTTTCTTGCACTGATTGCTAGCTGATCTGTGGTCTGTTTCTGTGCATTGCCACTGCGTTGTTGCAGTCGCATGTAACCAACCATGCCTTCGTTCATCTGCTCCTGGGTAATGCCCATCTTGAACAAACTAGCACGTTGTCCTTCCATGGCCTCGCCCATGTCTTCGATTTTCTTGCGACCGTCGTAAACTGTGCCGCCAAAAAGAGCTAGATCTTGACTGCTTTCATTGATCAGATTAACATACTGATCCAGTTCGTTCATGCTTAGACCCAGCTTTTTAGCACCTTTATAGACACCACTCATGCCATCGGCTGCTGCTGCACCTGAACCTGAAATCTTTGTATAGCTGTTATACAGCTTGTCTGCCATTTCGTTGGCAGCTTTGGTAACCCCTATTGTGGCGCCTGCTAGTGCAGTAAACGCCATGATGATGCCCTTCATCAGCGGGCCGCCTGGCAGCAATATTGACAAAGCAACCCCTGCTGCTGTGGCAGCTTTGCTCATGCTGTCCAAGCTATCGTTGAAGGCTGCGGCACCTTTTTTGCCATCGTACATGGCTTTGGCAGTTTGTGCCACACCGGTTGCTAGACTTGTAACTGCTTCAATTGCGGATTTAGAACCCTTGGTAAAATCGTTGAGTCCGTACTTGGCTTTGACCAGCGCATCGGTTTTTTGGTTTTCAGTTTCTGTGGTCAGCTGGCCATAACGATATAACTCGTCATTGATTTTTGCCATCAACTCGGCCATTTTTTGTGCTTCAAGATTTGCGTCTGCCATGGATTAGTGCCTATAAGTAGCTTATATTTATAGGTGATTTATGACCAAATCTGTTAACCCGCTGAAACAATATTTCAGACAACCTGCAATTTATTTGCAGTTGCCCAGCAAGGGTGAATTCTGGGCCGACGGCTCCCTGGCCTTGACCGAAACTGGTGAACTACCAGTGTTGCCCATGACTGCTATCGACGAAATCACATATCGTACACCCGATGCATTGTTTAACGGACAAGCAGTTGTAAACGTATTGCAAAGCTGTTTGCCCAATGTAAAAAATGCATGGGAAGCACCTGCTGTAGATGTCAATGCTATGTTGATTGGTATTCGAATTGCCAGCTACGGGCATGACATGGATGTAGGCACTACTTGTCCAGAATGCAACACAGACGCTGAAATCACAATTGACTTGCGTGTAATGTTGGATGCGGTGAAAATGCCTGACTACAGCAAAACTATTCAGCACGGCGATTTGGAAATTACATTCCAGCCTATCACTTACAGAGATCAAAACAAAACAAACCAGTTGCAATTTGAAGCACAACGTCAAGTTCAGTCTATTACAATGAACGAAGTAATGCCTGACACAGAAAAAGTACTTGAACTCAACAAAGCTCTGGGACGTATTACAGAACTAACACTGGAAGCACTGAAGTGGAGCATTGCCAGCATACGCACTCCACAGGCCATGGTAACCGAACCTGAGCACATTCAAGAGTTCTTGCAAAACTGTGATCGTAAACTGTTTATGAGTATTCGTGATCGCATTGTTGAAATGCGTACCAATGCTGACTTGCCACCTATTGCTGTCAAATGTGAAAATTGTGGTCACGAATACGAACAATCTGTGCAATTGGACATGGCAAGTTTTTTCGAAGCCGCCTCCTAACAGCCACCACCGAAGGTATTTCGGAGATGGTAGATGAAATGGAGAAAGAGGCTAATGCAATCCGTTCACAAAGTTTAAAAATGTCTTGGCACATGCGCGGGGGCGCAACCTACGAAGATGTTTTACAGATGAGCTTTAGAGAGCGTCAGATGATTGCTGACCTAATCAAAGACAATTTAGAAACTACCAAGAACAGCAAACTACCTTTCTTCTAATGGAACTAGAACAAGTTAAAAAAGACATTGAATCATGGATAGAGAACTTTTTAGAAGTTCCGCATCCGGCCTTGGGTGGATTCTCCCCTTGTCCTTATGCTCGTTCAGCAAGGATAAAGAACAGCTATGCAGTGTACCTTGGTGCTGATCCCTACTACGATCTTAAAAATCGCGGGCGCCAAGGCATGGGCGACAAAGAAGTTGTTATCTATGTGTATGACCCAAAGGAGTGGAATCACGATATGTTATCTAGCAGCATTGGATTAGTTAACAAAGAAGTGTTGTTGCCTAGAGACATGATTGCACTGGAAGATCATCCTGACGATGCGGAAATAGTCAACGGCGTGTGTATGAATCAAGGAACTTATGCTCTAGCATTGGTACAAAGTTTAAGTGACTTAGACGCCAAAGCAAAACTCATGGCCAGCAAAGGATTTTATCATACATGGCCAGAAGAGTATTTGCAACAGTTGTTTCAACATAGACAAGACCCCAGACAATGAGCTATCAATTTGCACGTATTGATCTAAGTCAAACAAACTACACACCCAGTGTGAAGTGGGAATATCTGCGCAATCCAGACATCAAAACACTCAACAGCATCTACAGAGACTACTGCAAGTACAAGCACTTTGCATCAGTGATGCCTATATTTGACAGTCGTTACACTGACCCCATGACTGATGTTATTGGATACTACGACCGAGACCGACTGGTAGCGTTTAGTTTGATCCGACGCTACGATGAACACAATGCTCTATGTGATCAATTTGCATGGAATTACAATAACCCAAAGTTACGTTTGGGAATCGAAACAATGAAAACAGAATGTGCTATCTATCGGGAACGAGGATTCAAGTACTTGTATCTTGAGCAAGCACACTTGTATAAACAAAGCATAGACGGCTTTGAACTTTTGGGACCGCTGGAGTAATTATGTTTAGTGTACATCAGCATTGGGATCCGCTGAAAGTTTGTGCTGTAGGTCGTAGTTATCCTCCTGAATTTTATTCTTGGATCACAGTACCACATGTTCGCGCTTTGTTTGAACGCATTGCGATCGAAACTGAAGAAGATTATCAAAATATAATAAAAAAATTACAAGAGTTTGGTGTAACTGTGTTAAGAACAAATTTACCCACTGAAACTTTTAAGTTTGGACGTTTCGCTGCCCCACCTATGTGCCCACGAGATCACACTGTGATGATTGGGAATACATTTTATACTAGATTTGGCAACACCGACATTGGCGTCAAAAATTTTTATACAAATGTCAAAGATCAAAGTTGGCCAGAATGCAACAGTTTAGAAGAATTCAACAATCTTCCTGCGCACATTCAAGAAGAGTGTAAGGTAATCCATGGTATCAACCAATATATCATCGATCCATATACTGATATTGTGAACTATGTTAAAGCTCAAGGAAACACTGTCAAATACACAAACAGTTATCCAGTCAATGGTGCAATGATTGCACGAATAGGTAAAGATTTATATTTTGGTACTGAAAATTACGATCAAGATCAGCAAACGTATAAATCATTCATTGATCAAGAATTCCCTGATCACAGGAACCATATTGTAAACACCGGGGGGCACAGTGACGGTGTGTATTGTCCAGTTTGTCCAGGATTAATTATAAGTCTGTTTGATGTTCCTACATATCAAGATACATTTCCAGACTGGGAAGTTGTTTTTTTACCTGGCCAAAGTTGGAACAAAGTCAACGGATTCTTACAACTTAAACAAAAAAATGCAGGCAAATGGTGGATACCAGGGTTCGAACAAGATCAAGATGTTATCGACTTAGTCGAGTCTTGGCTAGGACATTGGACTGGCTATGTAGAAGAAACAGTGTTTGACGTCAACATGTTGATTGTTGATTCAAAAAATGTTATAGTATTCAATTACAACAAAACAGTTTTTGATGCACTGGAACGATATGGCATTACTCCACACATTGTACCGTTTAGGCACAGATATTTTTGGGACGGTGGCATACATTGTGTAACTAGTGATTTACATCGTGAAGGTTCTATGCAAGATTATTTTCCAGAAAGAGGCTAACATGGCAGATTTATATACAATTTGGGCAGACAAAGAAGGCGACATCTCAGACATTGATTGGGTCAATGGCATGAAGAGTTTTTTTGATCATTTGATTTCAGAAGGCAAAATGCAGAGTTACAGAATCACAAGATGCAAGATGGGATTCCGTAGTATAGCAGACATGCCAGAATGGATGATACTCATGGAGTTCCAGGACATGGCTCAAATGGAGCAGGCATTCAAACGAGTAGCACCGCAAGAAGGTGAGCTTGAAACCAAGCACAAGAGTTTTAATCAGTTTGTGTCAGGCAACATACAGCATGCGTTGTTTAGAGATTGGCCAGATACTTTTTAAAATAACTCTATGATATTTTGCGTTTCAAGTATTCAATCTTTGGGTTGCACATTCTTAGATTGGAGCCTGCATTTTTTGTCTGGTCAGGATTATTTTTACTCAACTAAATCACAATCTTGGGTAGAGTTAAATCAAAATCCCTTGAGCGAGATCAACAGTCACGGTCACAAGAAAAATCATCCTTCAGGCTCTGCAAACAGTATCAAGTGTATTGAGCTACTAAATCAACTTGATTCTAACAAGTTGTATTCACTGTATCCTGTTCAGTTACACACCGACGCTGCGCTTGATAATTTAGGTTACACAATTGAGCAACTTGGAGACTCAGACGTCTATAACAAAGTAAAAATTTTTCAAAGTCAGGATTACTTAAAAACACTTAACCATTGTGTTGACAACAACATCAAAATAATATTTTTAGCAATGGCCCCAGAAGTAAGTTTGTATAGAATTAAAATTCGACAACTTGACAGATTTTGGACTAAAAATCAAAAACCAAGCTCAACTGATGATCTTGTTGAAGAACTACAAAAAATATTTTTTAGCAACAGCATCAACACTTGGAAAAATCTAGGCTTAACAAACATTTGGGACGTTAGAGAAAGAATCGCACTTGATTCGAGACCTTTTGACTGCCCACTAGATCCTGTTTTACCAATGCCACATCTACGAATAGACTGTAGAGATTGGTGGCTGCAAGGCCCTAAAGTAATCAACAAGGCTTTGACATTTTTAGGATTAACAGTTGATGCAAACAGACTCAAACAGTGGCTTCCAATTTACTATCAATGGCAAGCCATACAAGCAGCAGCCGTAGAGTTTTGCTATTACCTTGATCACATTGTAGATGCCATTGTTAAAAACATTTATTTTGAAATTAATTTGTCGTTTGAACAAGAAGCTGTGGTGCAGCACTGTTTGATTTACAAACACAACTTAAATCTTAAAACTTGGGAACTTACAAAATTTCCCAGCAACACTCAAGATTTACATAAACTGCTGGAACCTAACATACATCCAGTTCAAGACATATACTCGAGACTTACTGCGTAAGTCTATTAACTTCGCTATCGCTCGTTAATGTTATTGACTTCTAGAGCGAAGCGATTAAGTATTCATCCAGATCAATCAGTCACACTTTGCCCGCACAGGGCAAAAATGAATCTATGCTTCATCCGAGTCGCACAGTCACTAGCGTTAGAGCAATTACAGAGGCGGTTGTCCGGTACCTCGAGCTCAGTTCTTATCACAACGGCAATCGGCACAACATACGCTAACATATCGTACCGACCTGCTACCCCACGGTAGCGTCATTTTAGCTTTAGAAATTCTGTTCAAACAATCAAACCGCAGCAATTCGCGATCTTCGTCCTGTCAAGGATAGTGATTGAGTGCTCACTGGCGCGGTGAGGCTTCGGATCCCTGCGACACTGGGTCCAGGTTTCTACTGTTCGGCACACGAAGTTGACCTGTGCGAGTCCTAACTGCCTGTTTAAATTTTGTTGATTATGTGACTGCCGTGGACGCGAACTTGAATGTGACCGTTGTAGTAGTCTTTGCTTTCAAGCACACGCCGTGAAAATTGTTCTCTAGCTTCGATATAACTGCATTCTGCTTTTGATTTACAGTAATATAATATTTCTCGTTTGAAGTTTTCTTTGCCTAATGATTCAACGTCCTTGGTTAATTCTGGACTGGACCCGTAGTATTCTTGCCAGTCTGAATCCACCTTGGTGCGAATCTTCTTTTTCTTCTTGCTGCCGTTTTTGAGTTTAACTGTTCGTTGAGTTGTCTTTGAGAACTTTGCTAGTTTTTTGCCTATGTATTTGCGATCGTTTGCTGTATTAGTGATCATGTAGACAAAGCCCACGCAATCTTCTGGGAGAGTTTCCACTGGTTGATTTTCGTAAAGCCATGTCATGCAGCATAGTTATGACACTTACCAAGAAGTTGCATATTTTTCGTTAACTACGTCGTTTTTACATTTAGTCTGGCATTCTTGCCATTTAAATGTTTGAAACTCAGTATTCCAAAACGAATCTGCTAATACGTCTGTTAATGTTCTGTTGTTTAAATCAAAGTTGTTTGCTAGTTGCTGCCAGTCTGAATTGTGATTGTATCTGTTTGCTACCCAGCAGCAAGGGAATAACCTACCGCGGGCATCAATGTACAAACCTTTGTTGCCTATCTCGCACAACGGTGTGATACCGTTGCGACTTTTAGTTTGATTGAATAATTTGTTGTTTGTAAATGAGATTGATTGCCACCCGCCAGCGTCTGACAATGATGTAATCTCACGTTCAAAACGATGCGTATTGCTTATGTATTTTACACTGGGTTCCAATGGATCGTCGACTCCATAGGATGAATACACACTGCCAAACTTTGTGCTTTTGGTTAACTGAAATCGATCTACACCAAGTTGTTTGGCAAACTTTTCCATGTATTCTAAATGTTCTTCGTTAAATTTGAATGCAATTGCTGCCCATACAATTTGACAACGGCTTGCGGATCTAAGTGTTTGCAACCCTGCAATAATGCTCTCAAAGTTGCTGTTTACCCGATACAAGTTGTTGCTGGCATTGTCGTAGCCGTCTATGCTAAAGTGAACGCTGTCGTTTTGATCCAATAGTTTGGCCAGTTGCAACCACCAAGATACCTTCTTGTGACTACCATTGGTAACGATGACAATTTCAACAGGCTTGATATTCTTAATGTACTCAATCACTGGAATTAAATCATGTGCGTAGATAGGATCGCCATCGTCGCCACAAAACGTAATCTTCTCAACATTGGCTAATACGAATTCTGGAGTGAAGTTACGTTTGAAAAAATCTAGATTTAGTTCTGTGTTGATTAATCCGTTAGATACTTCTTGACGTGCGCAACGAGGGCAAGCAAGAGTGCATTTGCTTGAGATTTCAATATGAAAGTGCCAAGTCGCTAACATTATGTTACATCCGGTTCAATTAGCCATCCAAAATTTAAAACTTTGTGCAACCAAGAAAACACAGGGTACTTGTAGTCAAGAGTCCAATTGCCGCCAGCAGCAATTACATGACTTTGATAACTTTGTCCAGTCGCATCGTTGAATGTACCAAAATAGCGAAGCTTTTCTTTACCCAAGGAAAACATTTCAATGCTTTCAATCTCTACAGACTGATCACTGTTGTGTTTTAACATCAATGTATTTTCTAATTGTGTTTCAAGTTGAATTCTATGTTTGTTGCCATCTGCTGGAATAGTTGCAGCAAGATTATTGTTGTGATAGATGAGTACATCAATACCAATGTTGTTTAGCTTGATATCAACTATGTTCATGAAAAAACTCCTCAAGGTCAGGATAGACTGAAATAAATGTTTGATCCCGATCTAACTTATTGTTGAACTGCACAAACTGTTGTCGCAGACTGTGTATGTCAGCAGGTTCTAACTCATTGAGCAAGGCCAACAAATGTTCAAGATGCTGTGTTAGCACACTGTTAAATTTTGTTTGATCTCTGAGATTTATAATAGTATCGTTGGGTACCAGCCACTTTGCATATCGTTGCTTTAATTTTTCTGTTAATATATTTTTGTATGCTGTAGGCAACACCACTACACGTAAAAACTCTGGATGGGATAGATTGTTATTGTCGATAATCAATTGATGTTTGATAGCAAAGTCAATTAGAGTATGATAGTCGCCAATACTCAATGCTTGCGGTACTGGTCGCAAAATAATTTTTAGTTGTTCTGATTGGTTATTCAAATACTGTTCAATGTTAGATTGTACATGTTGATGATCACTCCCAATCCTGATATAATTATTACTGGTTGAAAAATTTTCCACACTTACTTCAATTTGAACAGAGTTAAATTTTTTTAACTTGTCAACAAGAGATTGATCATACCCTGTACAGTTGGTTACGAAATTTAAATCAAAGTTTGTATAGTCATTGCTGATACACCAATCAACAAATTCATAAAATCGATGATGTATCAAAGGCTCACCGCCCATGAAATGTATACTCAATAACTGTTTGTTGTCTTCTACCAAGTTTAAAAAACTCTTCCATAGTTCATCATCTGTAGTCCAGTCTAACAACGTAGGAGTATCAGTTGGTATCATGTTCAATCTCTTGCGTTGGTCAGACACTTTGCTGCTGTTAAAAGCATTGCACATTCTGCAGGCCAAATTGCATACATTGCCCAAACTCACATGTAAAAATGCAGGCTTGATAACGTTTACAGAATTCAATCTAGATTGAATGGGACTTTGTTTAAAACTGTCTTCAAACCATTGATCATGTATAGCAGCTTGCAAATTTCTCTTTTGTCTGGCACTAGGTAATCCAAATTGTTCCTGGTGCTGGCAAAGTTCGCAGCTAGGCAAAACATCACCAGTTAGTATTTGTGCTCTATGCTGCCCTAGTTTGCTGTCGTTGTTAAACCATTGAATAAAATTTGTAGGTTTTGTAAATCGTTGATGACTTGAGTGACAATAGCGAACACTACCGTCAACATCGATACGAACTTCATACCAAGGGCTTGCGCAAAAATTTTTAGAGTCCATATGCTTTATAAAATTCTACCAAATGCGGGAATGTTTTAGCAAAGTCAGTGCCCAGCATGCGATCATGGTCCTTGGTATGTTGCACAAACGTTTTTCTAAGATCTTCGATATCATCTGGTTCGGGTTGATCTAACCAAATACATACTTTTTTAATACCGTTTGCGATACTTGTATTAGTGACATTTGCATACCTCTGTCTAAGGAACTCACTGGTTCGTGCTTTTACTTCTGGTGGCAAAATTTCTAATTTTAAAAATCTCTGCGGATGTATAGTTGTAATCCATGACTGTAAATCATATTCAACACAGATATCTAAAAATGTATGAACTTTTTCTACTGTATACACCATTGGGGTAGGGTGCGCTCCTACTATAAGTCTGCCAGGAATTTGGTGTTCAAGAAACTTAAAAAAGTTTTTGCAAACAGATTGATAGTCTGCACCAACTCGAACATAGTCGTTGACTGGGTCAATGGCTTCTATGCTGATATCTATATAACAGTGGTCAAATTTTTGAAGTTTGTTTATGAGAGTTTGATCAAACACAGTACAGTTAGTGCTAAAACTAATTTTGATATCGGTGCGGTTGTGCTTGATCAACTGGTCAATTAGTTCATAAAATTTTGGAGTTACCATAGGCTCTCCTCCGTTGATGACTAACTGATGAAGATCTCGATTGTTTAAAACAAAAGATAAAAAATCTTCCCAACGTGCTTGATCCTGGGTCCAGTCCAGGTCGCTTGGCAAATCTCTAGTGCCAGGTAGAGCCGAAATAGTGTCTTGATAATTGTGCTGATCGTAAATTTTTGCTAACTTATTGCTGCCAGTGCGGAAACAATGTCTACAACTCATGTTGCATTGATTGCCAAAGATTACAAAAACAAAGTGAGGATTTAAATTTTTAGATCCTAGCCTTGACATTACAGTACTTTGTTGTACGCTCTCATGAAAAAATTCATTATCCACTATTGCAGCACGTAAATTTTCACTTTTGCGATAAGCACCATTCACTGTTACTTCTTCAGGAACACATCGATTACAACCAGCAGGAAATTTTCCATCAAGCATGGATTCCCTGGCCTCCATCAGCAGAGTTGAGTTATTAAAGAAGTCATGAAGAGACCCACTAGGCTGTTCCCAGACATCTGTTGCCCTTGAACAATAACTTGCTGTTCCATTGGCAGTGATGCGTAAGTAATACCAAGGGTTAACACAAAATGTATTTGGGCTTATGTTTTTAATTTCGATTTTTTTCGTACCAGATAACGCCATGATTTTGTAACCAATCCATTGTGCTAAGTTTGTAACTTATTTGTTCTTTGACCTGTGCAACAGTAAAATCGGTTTGTTTTGGCAACCAATGCTGATGATTTTGCTGTAGACATTTGATATTCTGTGCCCATCCTTGTGATTCCAAGCTGTTTGCAAAATCTGGATTGAATAAGTTATCAAAGTTTAATTGTTGTCCTGCACTGCTGATTCTATGCAGCATATCTTGTTTTGAACGTTTGTAAGCAAAGTCAAACCAGACATGTGCTGCTTTGTCAAACTGTTCTTTAAGACATAGGTTCTGAATAAGTTTAAAGAAGGTGCCACTGTCCACAGCGATTCTTAATCTCTGCAACCATAGCTGTCTATTTATTACACGATCAAAAACGTCTGAATCGTGAATTACTATGCTAACACGATTGTTAGGCAACTCATCAAACAAGTGAGTACTAATGTATTGATATGGCAAAGATCCACAAACTTTCTCAAGCGTGGTCTCACCGTTTCTTATTTGATCATCATAATTTTTTATGCTGTAGAGTGTGTTAACTACTGCAATGTTGTTGCCAGCACCGTAGTCTTGGTCAGCCAATATTAAACCGTTGCAAGAGGCAGCAAACATATCTCCTCCACTGCCTCCGTGATAGCTAACAAAAATACGATTATCCAATTTCAACATCTGTGTTGTAACTTGTAAACCCATTTTCTTTGATAACTTTGAGTATGTTTTCGACTCGCCCAGCAAGTTCATCTCTATGAGACACTAGCCAAATTGACTTGTTACGTTCTCGAGTCATCTTCTTCAGCAAGCTCAGTGCATTCTCCACACCTTGGGTATCCAAACCATTGTCAATGAGTTCGTCAATAAACAGCAAGTTGATAGGATGGTATAAACTTTCCCACACATCACGGAATGCCCAGCTCATGCTTAGAATCAATCTGTTGCGTTCGCCTCGACTCAAGTTATCAAAGTCAAGCTCACGGCCTAGCTCTTCAATAGAGACTGTGAGATCGTTTTGGAACTTAACTGTGTGCGGAAGTCCAATACGATCCAAGTAATGTGTTAGACGTTGGTTCAAGTAGCTCAAGTTTTGATCAATAATCTTTTTACGAACAAAGCTGTCCTTGCTTGTTAACAACTTGAGTAAAAAGTCTTGGTGTTCTTGCAAACGTACCAATTCGTTTAATGCTTCGTAACTGACTTCTTGCAAAGCCTGTGCTTGCATGTCGGTAATTTGTTCAGTGTACGGGTCAACATCTTGTTGTCTATTAGATAAATCCTTGCGCAAAGTTTCTACTGAGTTTCGATGATTTAATGCTTGCTCTAATGTGTCATAAAACACAGTGGGCGCAGTGCCAATAGGTTCAATTTTGGCAATAGTATCTATGTGTTCGTTGCGTTGAGTATCGTTAGCCAAAAGTTGCAACGCAGTTTCTTGTAGCAATGCTTGTTTGGCCTGCTTCAGTTCATCTTGTTTGTTATCATGCAAGTCCTGTCCGCAACTATGACATTTGTGATTGTCCAGTGCTTCAAGCTCTTTTTTGAGCTTCTCCAACAACTTATTTTGCTTGATATCATCTGCATCAATTTGACGAATGTACCTGCCTGCTTCTTCAACTGCTTTTTTCTTTTGATGGTACACATCAAGATCTCTATGCGACTGAACCTCGGCGTCAATATCAATATGTTCAAGATCAACTATGGCTTGAGATAGCTTGCCTACGTCTTCATCTCTTTTGGCAACCCAAAGGCGTTGTCGTTTGCGCAGACTTTCAATTTGCTCTTCGATGCGCTTGTTGGCTTCTTGCACAGCTCGAATACGAAATTCTTCTTGTGAAATAGCATCTTTGGTAGATTTGTTTAATTCTTTGATACGATCAGCACGCTCACTTAACAAAGTGATGCCCAGTAACTGTTCAATAATAACACGTTGATCGTTTGCTTTCAAGCTCAGAAACGGTTCTGTGTAAGTATTCAATGCCAAGATATGCTTGAACATGTCATGACTCATACCAAACACACGCTCTATGGCGTCTTGTGTTTCTCTTGAATCGCCTTGCGCTTCATCTGTCGCTGACTTCTCTTCGTTGTTGACATAAAACTTCAGCACGTTGGGTTTGCGTCCACGCTCAATTCGATATTCCTGCCCGCCAACAATAAAGTCTAAACTGACCAACATACCTTTGCCATTGGTTTTGTTTACCAAATTGTCTTTGCGGATGTTGCTTAATGCTTGTCCATACAGTGCATAGCTCAGTGCATTGATAATTGTAGTTTTACCAGTACCATTGCGACTGCCATCTCCACCCATGTCTAAATTTTCGCCCAACACCAAGGTCAGGTCATTACGGTCAAAGTCAATGCCTTGTGTGGCATTGCCCACACTCATAAAGTTTTTGACAGTGAGATTTTTAATATGAATCATCGATATTCCAAAACGTGTAAAATAAAACTAAGTCTGCTGTGATCATGAGCAACAACAGGTGCAATACTGTGATAACAATTTTCCATGATCAGTAGTTGCCCGGGACAAATAGGTATTTGGCTGTGCTCTGTTAATTGTTTGTTGTGTTCAGCATACAGCACAAACTCTCCGCCCCACTGTAGATCCCACTCATGGTTAAGATTACATATTACACTAATTGCACGAGAAAATCTAGTGGTATCTCCCCCAGGACTCCAAGGATCTTTGTCACGATGCAGAGGCGTACCAGTTGACAATGGTGGAGTTATTTTTAAATCAATCCAATGAACATAGTGTTTGGGAAGAAGTTTGGCAATCTTGTCATACAACGTTTCCCATTCTGGCGGAGTAGAATCCAACCATCTAGCCGAGTCCCAGTCACCTTTCCACTGATAATGTTGATACAAATCCTTTGAAAAATATTTGATGTTTCTTATTGACGGACCTGGAGTCCAACCGTTTGGCATCAGTTGTTGATAAAAATCAATCTCCTGACTGGATAAAAATGTATCATCTCTCAGTAAAATATTTGGTTCAATCATAGTAATGTTGCAAGACGATCTGTAGAATCTATCCAGTTAGCAAAGTCATTGTGTGGAACTTCAATGTTGAACCACAACCAAAAGTAATAGTAAATCACTGCCTGTTCCCAGATATCAGTTACATGTCGCAGATCAAATGTTTGTTGATGCTGTATGCGTTGCATAGCTACACTAGCAGTTTCAACTGGATCAATGTATTTGGCATTAGCTGCTCGCCATTGCTGCCATAAATCTTCAAAACAATCTACAGTTTCAAATTTGTTTAGTACATGATGAAAAGTGTTGTAATCGAACAAGTATTCAACATTTATAAAACTTTCTTTGTCAGACCGCCAGGCATGTCGCAGTGGATGATCTCGTAAAAACAAAAAATACTTTTCACGTTTAGCCCAGGGTTCATCAGTGTCCCAGTTGTTGATAGGTAATTGTTCTTCGATACTGCTTTTCATGGCTTTGTCAATCATGGCACGAGCAACCACAGGCCAACTCCAATCAGTGTAACAAATTTTGATTACCGTAGCATTGGGAAACTTAGATTTAAAGTGATCGGTTTCGTTGTTTATACCGTTATCTACCAACACAGAATAGTTTTTGTTTTTGTCAAATTCAAACTCATATGGCCAGCAGTCTTGATAATACTTTGGAACAACAACGTCAAGATTGTGGCTATTGCCATTAGATGAAAAATCCAATGTACCTTTGGGACGCACAAAATTGTCACCATGCAAACTCAACACAGCGTTGACAAAGTGCCCAAACCCGCCACTGGGATACCATACACAATATATCATAGTGTTTGGTAGATCCTTAGTAATAGTTTGTTATCGTAGAATTCACTTTCAATATTGGTGATTTGATCTGTGACAATTTGATCCACTGATTCAAATTTGATTTCGCCAGGCGCCATATCAGTGTCTACGCCGGCAGTCTTATTAGGGATCAATGACATCTCACGTAGATCATATGTCTTGATAAAAGTTTCTTTGATGAAGTTAGCTTCCTCATAACTTATTTCGATATCAAGATTGACTCTAACGTGCATCTTGGGTCGAAGAAGAGATGCAGCGTTGTCGATAAGATTTGCCAAACCGTAGACACGATATGTTGGTTGAGCAGGCCAAGCATGAAATTCAGCCTCTCTTCCCCACTCCAGTATAGTAAGTCCTCGTTCGTCGTCACCAGCATCTGCATAATTGTGAGGGAACGCATTACCGATGTAGGTAATATTTTTCTTAGTTTGACGCTTGTGGAAGTGTCCGGTGAAAACGTGCTCAAACCCAGATAAATGTTCTCGTTGTATTTCTCCATGATCCGGCATCTCCACCATTGCATTCATCAAGTACCCAGGCAGTTCAAAGTGCCCAAACAAGTACTGTCCACTTAATTTAGCCAAGCGTTTATGGTCGTCGCCCACAAGCCAAGGAGCGATAACCACGCCGCCATCAGAGAACCAATCATTACATATCTTGACATTGGGTAAGTGTTTTGCCCACTCCACAGATTGTATGTCCCGCTTGTCGCGATAATACAGATCATGGTTGCCAGGAATAAAATAAACAGTTTCGAAATTAGCATTTAGGTGCTCCAGTGCTTGTAGGCTGTAGTTTAATGTGACAATGTTTAGGCTAGCACGATTGTTATGCCAGTCGCCTAAGAACAAACAAGTCTCGCAACCTTCCTCTCGGGCTTTTTGAGTAGCCCAACGGATAAATGCCAAACAATCCTCGTTGTGGAGAATACTGTTTGACTTGAGGCCAAAGTGAATGTCAGTGAAAATGGCAGCTTTTTTAAATAAGTTCATATAGGATAAAGTAGTTCTTTTAATTGTACACTACTTGTAGGGAACGTGTCAAGCCCGTGACACCTTATTTCAAACCCTAATTCTCTCAATTGGTATTGTATCCAACATTCGCTGACCAATGACAAAGGTTCCCAAACCAATTCTTGATCGTTCGTCACAGCGTTAATAATGTCCTTGGTCAGTTTGTCATGAGTTAGGTACGTTTGCTGAGATAAATTTTGAGCATGATATGGTGCCAAGTCACTGACTGGTCTAGCAAAGTTTAAATTGCAAAACTCCTTGATGTTATTTAATGTTTGCTCAAAATTACAAAGCAAGTCTGTAACAGACACCACTAATCCATTTGGTTGTTGCCAGGCATTGGGATCATGCCATTCCAATGTGGTAAAGTAACCATTGATTAGTTGATAGCTTAAAAATTCTCGACGAATCCAAATTGGAATATCATCAATGCTAGTTCCAGAATTGATTGGCCAATTGTTAAACAGACGACTGACAAAATCTGGGTTATTCCTACAAGTAACCCCCCACCAATCACGACGGATTTTTGTGTAAGAGTTATTAAGACACAATACAACAGAGTTAGAATCTGGACGTAAGTGTATCACAAACTCCGCTTCATTGCAAAGTTGATTTAAGTGATCAGTGATTGAATCTTTGGAATAAATTTTGGGATGGAGCCTTACAAACTGCGCCGACCTACCTTTGCTACGAAATTTTTGCCAGCCACGGAAATCGTAAAGATGCTTACCAATATAACCGTGACTGTTTCCGGCTCTTTTAAAAGGAGACACTATGTCGTTTTTACTACACAGTGTGGTCAGGCACCATTCAAGATATGTGCCATAGGCCCCGGCGCTGTACGCTATTGCAACAGTCATTCTTCGTAAGTGGTAGTAACAGGTCCGCTAAGTGCAGCCATACCAGCTTTGCCAGAGTTCTGACGAGTCCAGCTAGGATTCAATCCGTTCATCTCAAGGATGTCGTCTCGGATATTTTGATTTTTCTTTTCGATGTTAAGAATTCGTGTAAAGCTATTAGTAATGGCGGCAGTATAATAAGCGAAGGGATTCTGTGATTTTGATTCATCAAATTGCAAACCAATTTGAGACAGTTGTAATAGAGCTTGTCCACGCATTTCCTCATTGTAAGTGTAGCCACGCCAGTTGCTACGTGTAGCATAGCGTTCGCATAATTTCATAAACATCAAGGCAAGTTTCTTGGTCATGTTGCCATGCTCTCTACAGAACTCGCCTGTTTCTAAGTCACCTTTCCAGTGACTGCGCCCCACAATATAAGGCTTCTTGTCTTCGTCAATGCGAAAGTGTTCAAACGGCGGAAAGTTCAATCTCACATGGTTCAAATCCAACACCGGTTCTTCTACTAAGTCTGCCAAGGGATCATCTTCAGTGGCATCATCCAAGTCCAAAATATCTTCCAGCTTTCTGCGTTTGGCTTCGGCCTTGGTAATTTTTTTAGGTGCTTTGGGAATATGGTCCCAGCATGTAATACGAAACACTAGATCTGTGTTAGGGATCTTCTTTTGATCAATAATTTCGCCTGTTTCGCGCTTGATACGGTCAGCACGATTGCGTCTTGCTTCTGCAATGGTGCGTTGATTGATTTTGTCCAGGTTAGGTAAGATCAAATCGTACTGATGATCGTTTACACGATCTCGGTACCAACAGTAAGTGTTTTTGCTGTGGTGTATCTCTTTCAAGATGTCTCTGTTGTTTAAGTAGTTGACGCGGGGCGCCGCTTTTGGTAGTAAACTCATGATTGAGTAGGTCTCCTAATGAGTACTTATTGTAGCAAAAAAACAACATTTGTCAACCTTTTTCATTAAAGACGCCGATAAAAATTTGGGTAAATAAGGTATAGGAAAAATAACATGGCCGACATTACAGAAAACGCAGCCCCAGTTCCACCACAGGACATTAACCCAGTAGCCTACGATGACGAAGGTAACCTGTTGCCTGGCTACGAATTAAATGAAAACGGCGACCCTGTTTTTGTTGGTAATATTCCAACAGCCACGGTTTTTAGTCCCCAACCAGTGCTGCCGTCTGGCGCTGGTCCTGTTGGAACCCCATACGATGATGATGGCAATTTGAACCCTGGTTGGACTCTTGACGAAGACGGCAACCCTGTGTATGTTGGGGGTACATTTGTCGAACCAGCCACAGCCGAAAGCGCAGAAGCCAGCAGGCTAGCTGCCATGAAGCTTCGTGCGCAAAGCCAAGCTACATTACAAAGCAGATTTAAAACACCTGGTGATCAAGATTGGCGAGTTCGAATTCAGCTCAGCCCAAATTCAGATTATCTGTACAATGACAGCAACCCGGGCATATTAGCACCATTGCGTGCCACAAATGGTGTGCTGTTTCCATACGTTCCGCAGATCACCACAGCCTATCAAGCCAACTATGATCAGTATGACTTGACACATTCTAACTATCGAGGTATTTTTTATAAAAATTCCAGAGTAAACGACATTCAGATACGTGGAACGTTTACAGCACAGGATACCAAAGAAGCAGAATACCTGTTGGCAGTGATACACTTCTTCCGCTCAGTAACCAAAATGTTCTATGGGCAAGATTGGCAACGTGGTACACCACCGCCCATGGTGTTCTTAAGCGGTTTTGGTAACTTCCAATTCAACGGACACCCATGTGTGGTCAGCACGTTTAATTACACCTTGCCCAACGATGTTGACTACATACGTGCAACTAACTTTAACAACTATGGCACTAACTTACTTAATCGTAGAACAGCACCACAAAGCTCTCCTGGGGGTATCAATGCTGCTGGCGCAATACGTTTAGCAAATGCGTTGTTGCCAAAAGGTGCATTGCCAAATATTCCAGCAACTGGACCAGTAAATGGCACAGTGACAAACACACAGTCTAGCACTTATGTTCCTACTAAGTTAGAAATTGATCTTACATTGATTCCTGTGCAAACCCGCAGTCAAATCAGCAAGCAATTTAGTGCAAAAGAATTTGCCAACGGTAACTTAATTAGAGGAGGGTTCTGGTAATGGCACAATATAATTCAACCAGTCCTTACTTTGAAACTGGTTACAGTCAATTTTTTCTTGACGTCATGGTCAACAGACCTATACCCAAGCAAGATGACGATCTTACGTTTACAATTAACACTACCTATCAGTATAGACCTGATTTGTTGGCCTATGACTTGTATGGTACTGGTGGATTGTGGTGGGTGTTCTATCAACGAAATCCCAACACGCTGACTGCTCCACCACTGGACTTTACTGTTGGGACTACAATTTTCTTGCCAAAAGTTTCTACGCTGAAATCAGCACTGGGATTTTAAAGTATGGCCTGGATAATCAATCAGGATAGAAATACCGGCGGCTGGTATGTTGAAAATACTGACACAAGTAAAAAATACTATGCTGGTGACCCAGGCGCAGCTATTAGTGATGCCATACGAGAAGGCGACATGCCTGCATCGCTTAGAAGCACGTTGTTAGCAGAAGCTCGAGCAGTTACTAACGCACAAACTGCTACACAGCCTGCACCGCCTGCTACAGCATCACAAACAGTGCAAGACGATGCATCGCAGGGACCCAACAAACCTGCTGCACAAGTAGTAAACGCTAATGGTAGAGTAGTTACACCTCCTAGCGTAACACCACCAACCAATGCTGACAATGTTGCCACGCAGACAACTGGTGACGTTGACAGAGGTACGGCTGCACCAACAAGAACAATTGAACAAACTCAGGCAACCAATGGCTATGACGGGACCACAGGCATTAACATTAGAGCAGAAGATGGTACATTATCAAATCTAAGAAGAAACCCTGAAACTGGCGAGTTATATGATGCATCAGGTATACCCGGGGGTGTTGACTTAAAAACTGAGCCAGGACAAGGCGCACCCAGCGATGATCGAGGAACACCAACAGCACAAACCACACAAGATGAGTCAAATGCAGCTAGAAACACAATTATCAAAGTTGTGCCACAGCCTAATGTTCTTGACAAATATGCTAGTTACAGCTATGTGGCGTCAGTATATCTTGTAACAGATGTACAATACAAACGATTGCTCACTAGTCAAAGCAAGAAAATTGACGGTTATCAACTGTTGTTTCAAAGTGGTGGCGCTCCAAACAACGTTGGAGGAGTGCGGCAACCACCACCAGCACCAGTAGAACTTACAGAAAATGATGGCACAAAATCCTCATACACTCCTGAGTCTCCAACTTATCCTGACGGTGGTCGCAACCCATTTTTTGACACTGACTTTTACATTGACTCAATTACCTTAGACACTTCACCCATTGGCAAAGGTTCTGGTGCTGCTCACATGACAGCTGGTTTAAAATTCACTGTGATTGAACCCATGGGAATTACCTTGATTGACCGGTTGTATGATGCTGTGCAAAACGCTTCACAAAAAGATGAGCAAGGTCGTCCTGTAAACTATACCGCAGCAACTTACTTGATGGTGATACGTTTTTATGGTTATGATGAGGATGGCAACCAAGTGGTACCAATCAAAGGCAGCATCATTGATGAAGATGGCAAAAGTGATCCTTTGGCAGTAGTAGAAAAATTTATTCCGTTTCAAGTAGCAAGTATTAACTGGAGTGTAGGATCTAAACTTGTAACATATGAGTGGGATTGTGTGCCCCAAGGTCAAATTGTTGGCGGCTACAGCGCACGTGGCACAATTCCATTTGATGTGCAGTTGGTAGATTCTACTGTGGGCGGCTTGTTATCCGGTGATGCAAAATATGCTTCTGCTGCTGCACCAGCTGATAACCCAGGTAAATCAACAACCACACAGCCTGGCGGAGGACGTGGCAGCTCCAATGACCCTCGACGCACTGATGCTGCTAGTACACAAGCACCTTCCAAGGCCAATGCTGCGCCCACAGATAAAAAAACAGTGACACAGGGTCTCATGGGAGCCATGAATGACTTCCAAGCAGAACTTGTTAAAAAAGGTGTGTACGAAGTAGCAGATGAATACAGTATAGAGTTTTTAGGCATTGAAGGTGTAGGCGCTGAAAAAATACGTGACGCCAAACTGCAATTGCCAAATACCAAAATAGACAAAGCAAAAACTGCCTCGGGTAAGCCAGCTACTGAAGACCCCAAAGGTGTAGACCCTAAACGCCAGCAAGTTGATTCAGTAAGTCGCAGCTTTAGTATTGTTGCCGGTCAACAGCTATTGCAAGCCATTGAGTTGGCTATTCGCAATTCTGCTTACATTACTGATCAAAGTTTGGTAATTGTGAACCCTGACGGAACACAACAGCCAAACCCTGGTGCAAGTGGAAAACCCATGACATGGTTCAGCATCAGCATGACTGCTGAACCTATCAAGTATGACTATTTGCGCAACGACAAAGCCTACAAAATCAAATACACAGTGGCACCGTTTATTGTGAAAAATTTCAACAGTAAATATTTTCCTGTCAGCAAATTTTCAGGTGTACACAAAAGTTATCCTTACTGGTTTACTGGAAAGAATACTGCGGTGCTGGACTACAGTGAAACACTCAACGCCTTGTATAGCTTAACAGTCAGCGGTGGTGATAGCAAAAACAGCTTGGCAGCAGAAACACGCAAGCGAGTAACTTCCAGCATGCGTGATATTATCAAGTACAACTATGATCCTCGCAGTACGCAGTCAAGCCAAGGTGCAGATGGTAAAAGTTATGAACCCAACGCCAACGCTGCTGAAATACTGTACAGCCCTGGAGACTTGGCTGAAACCAAAGTTAAAATTTTAGGTGACCCTGCTTGGATACAACAAGGCAGTTTGTTCAAAGACGTCACCGATGCCACGTTCAAAGGTGAAGTTGTTAGCTCAGGATTTAACCCTGACGGCAGCATTGCGTTTGACACTCAAGACATTTTGTTTGAAGTTGTTTGGCAGCGCCCAGAAGATTATGATCTTGTTACTGGTGTCGCAGACCCTTACAGCCGTACACAAAAAAATGCAGCCTACAAGCGAGAGCCAATTCAAAGTCGTGTGTACTATTGTACCAAGGTAATTAGTGAATTCCGCCAAGGTCGATTTGAACAAACCTTGCACGGATCACTGTACCTATTCCCCAAACAAGATGGGTCCAACACTGCTGACGCAGCGGCAGCAGCTTCTTCGTCATCTGAAGCTGACGCAGAATTGTTACGCGAAAGTCGCAGGGGCAATGCCAGCGCAGCCGCCAAGCCAGCAACTCAGGCAAGTATACGAGCTGTTGACAATGCTATTGACGCTGGAACAAAATCTTTTGCTGCAACAGATCCACGACGGTTAGACATTGGCGATGGCGGCAAAGCAGCTATTGTTGGTAGCCAGCAAGCACAAGTATCTGGTGCTAGAGAATTTGCCAGCAATGGCGGTGGTGCAGCATTTGGTAATCCAAACTTAACACGACAAGGTGTTGCAGCAAACTCACAACTTGCTCCAGCCGGTAGTCCAGGCAACCCAACAAGTGGTGCAGCCACTGGCAGCGCAGCTGGCGGGGCAACAGGAGAAAATATCAGCGAAGTGGACACAGCAGTGGTGTCAGCACCTCCTAAATTACCTAGCAGACCAATCGCGCCAGGAAGTTTGAGAGATATTCAAAGACAGCGCCAGGCTCAAGCTAGCGGAAGCCCGACTAGCACAACCGAGCCTCAAAATCAACAAATAGTCATAGAAAGATAAGGAACAAGCATGGCAGAAAGTGTACAACGCAGTAGTGGACGTCCGCAAAATTATAAGATGGATCGCGGTGGCGTTCCAGCAGAATTTGGCCCGTTTACTGGCGTAGTAATGAGCACCGTAGATCCCACGAGATCGGGCCGCCTGCGTGTCTATATTGAAGCATTTTCTGATGGTGGTCCTGCTGCCATGGATGACGAGTCAAAGTGGACTACAGTAAGTTACATGCAGCCATTTGGCGGATCAACCCCGTTGTCCACAACTGATGGTCAAACTGACAACTATGGTGCTTACCCAGGAAATCCCAACAGCTATGGCATGTGGTTTACTCCTCCTGACGTTGGGGTAACTGTAGTTTGTATTTTCATCAACGGCGACAGAAGTCAAGGTTTTTATATTGGTGTTATTCCTGCACAAGGACTAGGCAATATGTATCCTGCAATTGCTGCCAGTACCCGCTATGAGGTTGGCAACGCTAACCAAGAAGCATATTTTGCCAAAGCAACAAGATTACCTGTCACTGAAATTAACGTCAACAACGACGGCGTGTTTAATGATCCAAGATTTTTTGAACAGACTAAACCAGTGCATGGTTATCTAGCACAAGCCCTGTTTCAGCAAGGACTTATTGAAGATATAGAGCGCGGCACAATACGTAGTTCAAGTCAGCGAGAATCGCCCAGTGCAGTATTTGGAGTCAATACCCCTGGCATTCCAATTTATCAAGGTGGCATGAATCCCAATGACATACGTACCAAACTTGATGCTGGAGAAATTAAGCCAAGTGATGCCAAAGTAATTGGGCGTGTAGGTGGACACAGCTTTGTCATGGACGATGGAGATCTAGACGGCGATAATGCCATGGTACGATTACGTACCAGTCTAGGACATCAAATCACAATGAGTGACACAGGGAATTTTTTCTATATTATTCATGCCAATGGACAAACTTGGTTAGAGTTTGGAGTTGAAGGTACAGTAGATGTCTACGCCACTAACTCCGTAAACGTGCGCACCAAAGGAGATATTAACTTACATGCTGATAGAGATCTAAACATGTTTGCAGGGCGCAATATAAAAATGAAAAGCATGGAAGCCATGCAACTTGAAAGTGCAACGTCTATTACTATGTACTCACAAGCAGAGCTTAAGATGTATAGCAAGGCTGCAATTTCTGTCAAAGCAGACGGATCTCTAGCATTAGACAGTGCCAGCGGAAGTTGGAATGGCGGCAGCGCAATAACCCTCAGTGCTGGCAGTATTGATCTCAATGGTCCTGCAGCCGCCAAAGTGTCTGCTCCTAATCCAATAACAAAAACAATATTAGATGATACAGAGTTTGATACTAGCAAAGGCTGGCAAGTCAAACCTGATGGTTTGGAAAGTGTGGTCAGCAGAGCTCCTACGCACGAACCTTATCCGTATCACAACAAAGGAGTTGATTCTAAAACTGCCTTTGAAGATGGAAAACCAAGTCCCCCACCTGGTGCAGTTCCTGTGCCACCCGGGGTAGAAATACAGGCCAAATAACATGGGTTCATTTACATTCAATCTTGATAGCATTAAGTCTACTGCAAGCACCACAGTTGATCGTGGTCTATATGCATCTACTAAAGATGAAGACTTAAATTATATTGGCAATGATACAATTGTTTGGGACCGTATCAATGGTGAACGTCTTCGTAGAGGGTTAGCAAGTTTAACTGAACTTGGCACACCTCGTCCAGATGAGAACACACCTGCTACAGCCGCTGAAGCAACTAATCCCGATGGCACAGCAAAAACATTTGTTATTAACGGTCCTCCAGGCATGACCTTTGAGCAGGCCAAAGCTATTTTTGAAAAGCAAGCTAAAACTGGTGGCCTAGTAGGATTCAAGCCTGGTGATGCGCTAAGTGCTGCAACTCAGGCAGCAGACGGATTACCATCAGCTCAAGCAGCGTTGGCTCAAGCACAATCAGGTGTGTCAGGTGCATTTGGCAGTATACCAGGTGCGGCTGCTGCCTTGGGAGGTATAAGCAAAAGTCTAGGCCCAGCTGGTGGTGCATTGGGCGGAAGCCTTGCAGGTACCGCAGCAGGTTTAACAGGCGCAGTTGGTCCCGCGGTATCTGCGGTTTCCGGGGCACTGTCATCAGTAAACAGTGCAGTTAGATCAATTGGATCAGCGTTATCTTCAGGTATTGCAGGAACAGGCGCAGCACTTGTTGGTGCTGCTGGAACTATTGGTTCGGTAGCCACCACAGCCATTCAAACAATCAATCGAGCAATCACAGGAACACCAGTTACTTCACCAATTAACACAGCAAATTTTGTCAAGACAGACAGTGCTGTGGCGCCAATTGCTAGTTTGTCTGTGCCACAAGTCACTGCTACCATGGCTGCTGCCAAAAATCTTGTGGGCCAAGCATCAAGTGCAATAAGCAATACCAAAGGCGTTGGGTCTTTTGGTTTTGATGTCAGTCAGCTTGAAACTGCTGGTTTAGTCAAACCAGGCACAAACGCATTCATTGCTGCCGGAGCGTCATTAACCAGTGTGCTAAAAGCTCCCAGCGTATGGTCTGGAAAAGGCGGCATCAGTAGTCTTGACTCACTGCTCAAGAGCCCAATGGCACAAAGTTTAACACAACAGGATTTAATGACCAAAGGTGTAGCTGGCATGGCTGCTGTGGGCATACCAGTTAAAAATCTGTCAGCACAAGGACTGTCGGGCATGGCACTAAATGCTGCAAAAAGCCTGCCTAATACCGAGGCGTTTGCCAAAGGACTGCCTATCCCTGGTGACGCCACAGGGACAATAACAGCATCTTTTAATCAAAACGTTAGAGATGCTGCTTTTGGGGTAAACTTAGCTGATGCTAAAATTCCAGCACCATTCAAGGCCATTGATATTCCAATACCTAAAAATAACACAGTGAATCGAGCCACAGTGGATGCGGCCAGCACTCGTATTGCTGGAAACGACAAGATTCCGCCGCCTAATTATGGACCAAGAGAAGATGCCAATACTGACGTTGCAGATTTAACTGTTATCCAAGGAAAACTAAGAGAATTGGTCACTCTGGTAAACAAGGCTGCTATCGCCTTGGCCAATGTCAACGAAAAACTAACAGCACTTGAAAATCAACAAACTATCACCAGTGACGCTTGGGCAGCAATTGAAGCTGAGTATCAAGCCGCACGAGAAGTTTACAACGTTCAAGGGCCTGCTCTAGCAGGTGAGTACAACAGTTTGCGCGATCGTGCTAGCACCAATGTGCAATTAGTAACAACAAATGATACAAAAACTCTGCAAGAAGTAGTCAAAACATTGGTGGGAAGAAGCAGAGATATCAAGTCAAGAATTTCTCAGTTATCTAGCAAGATTGAAGGAAGGGGCGAGGGCGAATAACCCTGCTAAATATTTCTATGGCACAAACATTCATTGGCTTTAACACACAAGGGCAGTACAAAAAGTTTACATTGACAGACTTTCCCTTGATCAAACGCGACTTGCTAAATGCTTTTAACATTCGCCAAGGTCAGCTGCCTGGCCGCCCTGAGTATGGTACTGTGATATGGGACTTTTTGTTTGAAGCACAGCTAGAAGAATTACAAGCAGCAATACGCCGAGAAATACAACGTGTAGCTGGAGGTGATCCTCGATTTTATATCAATGATATTCAATCTTTCCCCCAAGACAACGGCATACTTTGCCAAATTGAGATCACAGTTGTGCCTAGCACAAATTCTGAAATACTGGCGATATTCTTTGATCAAGTACAACGAAACGCTTCCTATGTATAACTAAGCCGTTTTTAGTCTCGATAAATAAAAGAAGAGGCTTAAAGAATGGCAACCACAACAAGACAAACAGCAATATTTGGAGTTGAAGACTGGAAACAGATCTATCAAACTTACCGCGAAGCTGACTTCCAAAGCTACGATTTTGAAACACTGCGTAAGAGTTTCATTGATTATTTGCGTTTGTATTACCCTGAAACATTCAATGACTACATTGAATCTAGTGAATTTATTGCGCTGTTGGACGTTATTGCGTTCATGGGCCAAGCACTGGCTTTCCGTACAGATTTAAACACTCGTGAAAACTACATGGACACAGCAGAACGTAGAGATTCTGTTGTTCGTCTTGCCAATCTTGTAAGCTATACCCCTAAACGAAACACAGCCGCACAGGGTTTGCTCAAAGTATTCAACGTTACTACAACCGAAAACGTTATTGACTACAACGGTGTTAACTTGAGCAACGTTACTGTTGATTGGGCCGATCCCACAAATCCTGACTGGCAAGAACAGTTTACAGCAATTATCAATGCTAGCTTGGTGGACACACAAAAAGTTGGCCGTCCTGGTAACCGTCAAACTTTGTTGGGTGTGCGCACAGATGAATATGCTATTAACTTGGTGCCTGGCTACTTGCCAGTGGTGCCTTACACTGCCACAGTGGATGGCGTCAGTATGCCATTTGAAGCAATGACTTCTACCAGCGTGGGACAAGACTATTTGTACGAACCTAGCCCACAGCCAAACCAACCTTTCAACATTTTATTCCGTAACGATCAACTTGGCTTTCAAAGTGCCAACACTGGTTACTTCTTCATGTTCAAACAAGGCGTTTTGCAAAACCAAGATTTTAACTTGGCAGAACGTTTGTCTAACCGCACTGTGAACATCAATATTGAAGGTGTAAACAACGAAGACCGTTGGCTGTTCCAACTAGACAACGTGGGCAACATCAGCCGCGAATGGCAGTTCACTGAAAACGTTTACTCGGCTGCTGCCGAACAACTTGGAACTACACTAAGACCAATTTTCTCAGTTGACAGTCGTGTCAACGATCAAATCACATTGGTGTTTGGCGATGGTGTATTCAGTGAAATCCCAGTGGGAACTTTCCGTGCCTATGTACGTGCAAGCAACGGCTTGCAGTATATCATCAACCCAGAGGAAATGCAATCTGTTCAAATACCTATCAGCTACATCAGCCGTAGCGGTAATCTTGAAACTATTACATTTACTTGTGGTATTACTCGTCCTGTCAGTAACTCACAGGCACGTGAAGGTATTGATGCAATCAAACAACGTGCGCCTGCTCGTTACTACACACAGAACCGTATGGTCAATGGCGAAGACTATAACCTCTTTCCATATACACAATACAACAGCATTGTTAAATCAAAAGCATTGAACCGCAGCAGTATTGGTACCAGCCGCTATTTGGATTTGGTAGACAACACTGGCAAGTATAGTTCAACAAATACTTTTGGTAGTGATGGTGGTTTGTGGGAGACAAACATTTTGCCAACAATTTTGTTTAGTTGGCTCACACGTAACGAAATTGCTGATGCAGTTACAAATCAAGTACAACCGCAAATTGGTGAAAGCACCATGCGTCAGTTTTACTACGCTAATTTCCCTCGACAATCAGTTAACACAGGAACCACAGCAGGAAGTCTGTGGCATCAAAGCACGACCCTGGCAAATGAAACAACTGGCTATTTTACCAATGCTGCGGGCACACCAATACCAATTGGAAATACAGTTACCTCGGTTTTCAAATATGCAGTGGTCGGTAGTTTGATTAAGTTTGTTGCACCAACAGGTTACTACTTTGATAACAACAACAAACTTCAAGTTGGATCTCCAACACGAGTCAATGAGCGTACAGAAATTTGGGCCAGCCCCTTGACAGTTACTGGTGACGGTAACAATCAAGGACTAGGTAACTTGAGCTCAGGTTCAGGACCAGTTACCCTTAATAACTATGTGCCAACTGGTGCTATTGTTGACACAATTATTCCTTTGTTTGTTACAGATTTGCCCTTGGAATTAGAACAAGCAATGGCTGAACAAATATTGCTATATCGCAATTTTGGTATTGGCTACGACAATGATGGTACTATTACCGGAACACCGTATTCTTGGTATATCATTACCAGTACAAACTTAGATCAAGATGCTACATTTAGTCTTGCCAACGCTGGATCAACCAGCGGTACAAATCAAGATGCAAGCTGGTTAGTACAATTTGTAACTGAAAATCAAAGTTATACAATTACATTCCGGGGCCTTGCATACTCGTTTGGATCAGTGTTGCAAACACGCTTCTTCTACTACGATGGCGCAGCAGTGTACGACAGTCGTACAGGTACAGTGATCAAAGACTATATCAACATCTTAGCAGTAAACACACAGCCAGATTCTACAGAGTCATTGCCAGGCGATATCTATACAACTATCACTGGACAACCTGTGGAAAGCGATGGATACGTTGATGATTTCCAAGTGCTTGTTGGATTCCGTGACAGTGACAACGACGGTGTACCAGATAATCCTGATTTCTTTGACGAAGTTGTTGCGCCAGATGTCAATTCTAATCAAAAGCTAGTCTTTTTACAACAAACTGTTGACTTTGATAACTTACAACGTTACCTATTAGTTGAAAGTGGACGTGTAAACAGCGACTACGCTACGTTGGACGAGATTGAATTAGTTAAAACTGAGTGGAGTCCCGGTCAAGTATTCTACGCTTACCAAGAAGAATTGTTTTATGAGTTGAGTATCAGCAACTCTGGTGTGCGCACCTTGGTTGAAGTAAGCGGTTGGATTGCTAGAACTGGTCGTCAAGACTTGTACTATCAGTATCGTCATAACTCACCACTGACCAATCGTATTGACCCAGGCACAACAAACATCATTGATTTGTATGTTGTGACCTTGGCCTATTATACTGCATACCAAAATTGGATTCGCGACACCACAGGAACTGTGGTGGAACCTGACATGCCTACAATTGATGAGTTAAGTACTGCATACCAAGGTTTGCAAAATTACAAAATGCTCAGCGACAATATTATTCTTAACTCAGTAACCTTCAAACCATTGTTTGGAGAGAAAGCGGCCGCCAGTTTGCGAGCAACTATTAAAGTTATACGTGCCAGCAATTCAACAGCCAGCACCAGTGAAATTAAATCATCGGTTGTGGCTGTGATGAACGATTACTTTTCAATTGACAAGTGGAACTTTGGTGACACTTTCTATTTCTCAGAGTTGGCAGCATATTTGCATAGCCAACTTGGTACCATTATTAGTTCTGTAGTCTTGGTACCACTTAATACACAAAAGAGTTTTGGTGACCTGTACGAAATACGTTCAGCACCAAATGAAATTTTTGTCAATGGTGCTACAATCAACAACATTGAAGTTATTGAAGCATTGACCAGTACCAACTTGCGTACTGCACCTGGTAGCGGAGTTATCTAATGGCAACTGTACGAAGTGTTGACTTTCTTCCTGAAATTTTTCAAACTGATGCAAACAAACAATTTTTGCGAGCAACCTTGGATCAACTGATCCAAGAACCTCAGTTTAAGAAAACACAAGGATTTATTGGACGTACAGTAGGACCTGGCGTAAACCCCAATGACAAATATGTTATTGAACCAAACAAAACTCGTGCAGTTTATCAACTTGAACCGGGAGTTGTAAGTCTAGAACCTGATACCGACAACATCAAAGATGTGCTGACTTATCCAGGACTCAATGATGCAATCGGCTTCCAAGGCGGCAACCAAAATCGTCCTGATCGTTTGTATTCAAGTGAATACTATGCTTGGGATTCATTTGTTGACTTTGATGCATTTGTAAACTTCAGTCAGTATTTTTGGGTCCCTGGTGGTCCTCAAGTTGTTGATGTTGCAGCCACGGCTGTGCCTGCCACTGGCAACTTTGTGGTCACACGTGAAAACGGAGTTTATACATTCTCTGGCATCAGCGGTGAAAATCCTGTTATTGAATTGGTGCGTGGCGGCAGCTATACTTTCCAAGTAGCGCAAAACAACAAAGAAACTGTTAACTATCGTGTTCGCAATCAAGGTAATAGTGCGTATGTAATTGACTTTGCTAACAATCCAACGTTGACGTTACAACGTGGCAACACCTATGTGTTCAACTTAACACTGAGTGATGTATATCCTTTTTGGATCAAGACAGCCCCCACAACTGGATTATCAGATGTTTACAGTTCGGGTGTACAACGCAATGGCGCCACAACTGGACTAGTTACATTTACAGTTCCGCAAAATGCACCTGATACACTGTATTATGCTGCTGAAAACCAAAGCAACATGCACGGAACGTTAAACATTATTGACGGTGTTCCTGGCACCGGCCCTGGCTTTTGGTTCCAAGCGGCACCAGGTGTTGCAGGTGTTATGCCAGCAACCCCAAACATTAGCAGTCGCGATGTATATGGTGTAGAGAACAACGGTGAAGATCTTGGAACAATTGTATTCAATGTTCCATACAAAACTGCACAGAGTTTTTATTACAATCTCAACAATATTGGTAGCATTGATTTGATTACCGATATGAAGTTCAATGAGATCAACAATCAATCTGTGGCTGCATTTATTGCACAGCATGGTGGCATTGATGGTATCACCAACCTTAACGGTCGTACTTTAGTGTTTACTAACCCAGTCACTGATATCGAAGATGGTGGTTGGTTACGCACATTCCCGTATGATCCCTTGGTTCAGGATCCTGCAAACAATGGACTTCCTGGCAGTTTTGATTCTGGTGCCACAAACTTTGACGCTTGGTCATTTGATGCCGCAGTAGAGATTCCACCAGAACAACACTATCAAAAGTGGCAAATTACCTACGTGAATGTTGCCGGGCAAGATTTTATCAATCTAAGTAAAATTGCAGATATTGCCGAACTTGACAAATTTACTATTGGGTACGGTACTCAATACAGCAACACTCAATGGTACAAAAACAATGTTGGCACATTTGAACAAGTACCTTTGCTGACAGCTATTCAAGATACATTGTACTATCAAGATGGTACTGATCCTGAAATTTTTGGTAGAATCAAACTGTTAGATCAAACTGGATCCAGCACAATTTTCATCGAAGAGATACTGGGCCAAACCAACTATACCAGCCCCAACGGTGTGGTGTTCACTAACGGCCTCAAAGTGCGCTTTCAAGGCGATGTTGAGCCAGCTAGTTATGCCTCAGGAACAGCTACAATAACTTGCACTGCTACTGAAGCAGGAACAAATTATATCAGTTCATCAGATGCTACCAACTTATATGTTGGTCAACAAATTTCTTTTAGCAGCCCCACTCTTGGTGGAATTGAAGCTGGCCAAACATACTATGTTAGAAGTATTGCTGCCAATGGGTTGAAATTTACAATCAGCGCCGTTGAAGGTGGTCCAGCAGTAACATTGGCTTACGGCACTGGTACAATGACTGCTACTACTATCAGCAATCGTGAATATTATGTTGCAGGCGTAGGATCAAGCATAGAACTCTTGCCGACTACAAATTTTGTTACTCCAGAAAGTTACGTAGTTGACTTCAATGACAGCACCATTGTTACTGAACCTGCAGACTTAGATTATCTTACCATTAGTAGAGCCAGCAAAGATCTCAATGCCTGGACTCGCAGTAATCGTTGGTTCCATATTGATGTTATCAATGCCGCAGCAAGTTATAACAACACAACAGCAGTGTTAGACAATAACTATCGTGCCAAGCGTCCAATTATTCAATTCCGTCCAGGAATTCGTTTGTGGAACATGGGTACTGAAGGCAAAGCACCAGTTGACATCATTGACTTTGAAGAAACTGATGCATTCAGCAACATTGAAGGCTCAACAAGTTACAGCGTTGATGGCTATACTTTTGTTGAAGGTACCCGTGTAATTTTTGCTGCTGATACAGACGCTGATGTGCGAGATAAAATTTATATTGTAAGTTTTGTTACACCAGACACTGTAGAACCATTGATTGCTCAACCAATTATTACACTGACTTTGGCCAGCGACGGGGTTATCTCTACTGATCAAAGTGTAGTGTGTCTTGATGGCAATGATTTAGCTGGTTTAACTTTTTGGTACAATGGCACTGAATGGATCGAAGCACAACAAAAGACCAGCATACAACAAGCCCCGTTGTTCAACATTTATGATGTTGACGGTGTAAGTTTTGGCGACGAAACCAAATATCAATCAACAACTTTTGCTGGATCTAAGTTGTTTTCTTACGCAGCCAGTGATACAACAATCATTGACCCTGTACTGCAATTTCCATTAAAGTACTTGAACATTAACAACGTTGGTGATATTGTTTTTGACAACAACTTGTATGTTGACACATTCTTATACGTTGTGGACAACGTCAGTGTGACCTCAGATATCAGCTCAGGGTCAGCACGCGAATACAGCAACAGAACAACTTATCAAAAGTTGATTGGTTGGCAAACAGCCATTGTTGAACAACAAATTTATCAACAATTTAAGTTCACTTACACTGGCGCCACTCTCAAACTTGATGTGGCAGTAAACAATCAAACTGCAAGCGCAGTGCCTGTGATAAAAATTTATGTAGGCAGCGAATTCCAAGATCCAAGTCTGTACTCTTACACTACCACAGCAGATAGCACAACTATTACGTTGACTAAAACTTATCTGCCTACGGACATTATTGAAGTGCTTGCGCTAAGTGATCAAACTAGCCAAGTGGCGTTTTATCAAGTTCCAAATAACTTGGAAAGCAACCCATTAAATGCAAACAGCCCAGAGTTTACGCTAGGAACAATTCGTACACACTATCAAAGCATTTGTGAAAACTTGTTGACACTAAGCGGACCAGTCAACGGTGCTAACAACACACGTGACCTTGGCAATATTGTTCCTTACGGTCTTGTAATTTTACAACAAAGTGCCCCGTTGACACTGGCTGGGTACTTTATGCGAGCACCCGAATACAATATTTTTGCGTCGCTACAATACAACAGTCGCGAATACATAAAGTACAAAGCACAAATGTTGGATGCTGTACTAACACAGAACATTGGTTTTAATACCACAGCTCAAGTACTAGATACAGCAATCCAAGATATTACCTTGGGTAAGATTGATACACAGCCTTTTTACTGGAGCGACATGCTGCCAAGCGGTGCAGTGTACATCAGTAATTCATACACAGTTAGTTTCATCACTACCAATGTATTTGATACTATAAATGTCTATAACTACACTTCTGCAAACTATCTTGGGTTATTGGTCTACATCAACGATCAACTGCTGACACGCGGAGTTGACTATACTGTAGCAGTTGATGGTCCACGTATCACAATCCTAACAACGTTGAATATCGGCGACGTTGTAACCATCAATGAATACGCTAGTACTGCTGGCAGCTTTGTGCCAAACACACCTACCAAATTGGGTTTGTATCCTGCTTTCCAACCTGAAATTATAACACAGGTAACCAGTAATGGCGAGGAAACTGCAATTCTAGGGCACGACGGTAGTATTACAAAAACATTTGGCGACATTCGAGACGAAGTGTTGCTTGAGTTTGAAACACGTATCTACAACAACTTAAAACTTGATGGCAACCCAGTACCGTTGTCAGTGTACAATGTTTTACCAGGTCAGTTCCGCGACACTGGTTTTACATACGAAGAAATTAATCAAATTTTTGGTAGTGATCTTTTAAGCTATTGTGGTTGGAACAAACTAGATTACAAGGCACAAACTTACAGTGCTGCCAATGAGTTTACCTACAACTACAGTTCAGCAGTAAACAAACTCAATGGTGAAAATCTACTGGGTGCCTGGCGTGGTATCTATCGTTATTTCTACGATACTCAACAACCTAGTTACACTCCTTGGGAGATGTTGGGATTCAGTACTGAACCTACTTGGTGGGCAAGCACATACGGTCCAGCACCATACACCAGCGATAACTTGGTGTTGTGGGACGACCTTGAAGCTGGTTATGTAAGAGACCCAATTGCACCTTACACACTGACAGAATTTGCACGTCCTGGATTGACACAAGTTATTCCTACTGGAACAGAAGGTCAACTATTAAGTCCTTTAGACAGCGTGGTCAACAACTACGATGATACACAATGGAAAAAATCTTGGGCACTAGGCGATGGTGGCCCAGTTGAAGCATCATGGTGGAACAGCAGCGGATATCCATTCTCAGTGATGCATGTCTTAGCAGTGACTCGTCCTGCTAAGTTCTTTGCATTGTTTGCAGACCGCGATCGTTATAAGTTTAATGAAGATTATCAACAGTATTTGTACGATAATCGTTATCGACTAGATGCCAACGGCGTTGAAGTTTACGGTAACGGCACAAGCAAAGCCAGTTATATTAACTGGATCGTTGATTACAATCGTCAAACTGGTTTGAATTCAACTGACACACTCACTGCCGATTTGAAGAGTCTTGATGTACGACTATGCTATCGCATGGCCAGCTTCAGTGACAAACAATATATTAAGTTATACACAGAAAAGTCAAGTCCTAACAGCACTAACACAGCATTGTTGATTCCAGATGAGAGCTACAATATTTTGTTGTACAAGAATCAACCTTTTGATCGTACCAGCTACAGCTCGGTAGTGGTACAACGTGTAGACACTGGCTATGCTGTATTTGGATATGGTACCAACCAACCTTACTTTAATATTTTGCAAAGCCAGTCAGCAGGCAAATTGCAAACTATCACTATTCCTGGTGTATCTATCAAAGTTCCAACCTTCTATACTGATACTGTTGTGCAAGTTCCTTATGGTTTTGTCTTCAGTAACGAAACCAGTGTTGCTGACTTCTTGTTGAGTTACGGAAAGTTCTTGGAACGCCAGGGCTTGAGTTTTGACAACATTAGCGACGGCTATGTGCTTGACTGGAATCAAATGGTACAGGAATTTCTGTATTGGAGTCAACAAGGCTGGGGCACAGACGCACTTATTAACCTCAATCCCTTGGCAAAACGATTGACAATCACAAGAGAGCAGGCAATAGTTGACAATCTGTTGGCACAAACCAGCGAAAACTTGTTGTTGGATCAAAACAGTAGATCATTTGCACCTAGAAATTTAAACATTGTGCGCCTTGGTGACACATTTAGTATTGAACCGTTGGACACACAAAATATCAGTTATATCGATTTGCGTTACACCACATATGAACACATGATTGTGTTGAACAATCAAAGTGTGTTTGGTGATTTAATTTATGATCCAGTTACTGGTGCTCGTCAAAGCCGTTTAAATCTCATAGCCGTAACTAGTACGGGCTGGGATGGAAACGTCAATGCACCAGGTTTCATCTTGAATCGAGACAATGTTGAAGAATGGACTGGCCTGCGCACATACAGTAAAGGCGAAATTGTCAAATACAAAAATGTCTATTGGTCAGCACTGACTATTGTACAACCTAGCGATAAATTTGATTTCAATGTGTGGACACAAAGTGATTACACACAGATTGAACTAGGATTGCTGCCAAACATTTCTAACAAAGCCAATCAATTGGCCAACAGCTACAATATCAATACTGCAAATATTGAAAGTGACAATGACTTATTGAGTTATGGTTTAATCGGATTCCGCCCACGCCAATATCTTGCTGCATTGAATTTGAATGATGTTAGCCAACTCAATGTGTATAGACAATTCCTTGGAACAAAAGGCACTATACTTGCTACAGAACTGTTCAAACAAGCCAACCTTGGTAAAGAATCTGCCGAGTATGACATTTACGAAAACTGGGCAGTACAGCGCTCAGTTTATGGCGCCAATGCTAACCGTAGTTTTGTTGAATTGCGTTTAAATCGTGCGTTGTTAAGTTCTAACCCAAGTTTGGTACAGGTAGTATTGCCACAAGAAAGCAGTCTAGCAGACCAACAAATATTACTAGAAAACGTTTGGCGTCAAAGCTATAAGCTAACCAGTCCAGACTTTTTGCCTACAACAACTACATTGCCCACAGACATTGGATTGCCAACTGCGGGCTATGTAAATCTTGATGATGCTGATATCACAGTGTTTGACATAACTGACACAGCAAGCCTTGATGCAAATATTGATAACATTGAAGTTGGTACCAGCATCTGGGTTGCTAAGATCAACAACTACGACTGGAACATTTACAGAGCACAGCCTGTGCCTGGCACAATACAGCACGTTTGTGATAACTTAAATGGCACAAGCCGTGTAATATTTTCAGCACAGCATGGTTTAAGTGCTGGTGACAAGTTAATCATTAATTTCTTTGACATTGAAGTCAACGGAGTTTACCAAGTGTTGTCGGTGCCTAACTTAACAACTGTAAACATTGCGTTCCAATTCACTGGCGACAGAACAGTGGCCAATGGGTTAGGACTAGGCTTTACATTGCAAACCATGCGTGTAGCGCAGGCCAGCGATGTCGTTAATTTACCTTATGCCAATGATATCTTACCGGGTGCTAAAGTATGGGTAGACGACAACGGTTCAGGATTGTGGGAAGTACTTGAGAAGAATCAAGTATTCTCTGAAGTAACTTCTTTGGTTCCGTATGAACTTGATGCCGGTGAACAATACGGTGCCAGCGTTGCACAGGCACAAAACAGATTGGCGGCACTGGTTGGTTCTCCCAAGTACGGCTTTGGAACCGGCACTGAAAAAGGTGCAGTATACGTCTACGTCAAAAACTACAGCGATCAATACACACCAATAAGTCCTACTGATGGCGGCGATGCTATTCTAACATTGGACGCAACTGGTGTTCGTGGATATGGCAATGCTGTGGACTTTGGTAATCAAACCTGGGCCGTTGCTGGTGCAAGTGCAAGTCTTGGCACAGCAAGTTTGGCCAATGTTGGATACGCTGCGGTAATTTATCGTGACCCAGCCTTGGGGCAACCCGGTGCCATTCCCTATGCACAATGGCAATTGTTAACTCCACCCACAGTAGGCGATCGTGCAACAGCAGGTGAGTTTGGTTACAGCGTTGCCATGAGTCTTGATGAGCGTTGGATGTATATTGGCGCCCCAGGCGTTAACAAAGTTCATGCCTATGGCCGCGTTGATTGGCAAGATCAGTTTGTTCGTGCTCGCGGCGATGGAGTTACTACAAGTTATTCTATCAGTGATAAGATACAAATTGATGCTGACACACAACTCAAGGTAACACTTGATGGTCGTATTTTGTCGTTGAATACAGATTACACTGTAAACAATTTTAACACAGTGGTATTTGCTACTGCGCCAGATGTAGATGTGTTGATTGATATACAACGCATATATATTCAACAGTTGGACGCAGGAACTTATTACGATGTAACACAAACATCTACATCAGGTGCAGGTGTTGGTGCTAAGTTTACTATTGTTCGTGTGCGAAATCAAGTGGGTCAACCAGGCGCTACATCAGGCACAGTTGGTGTAACCACTGCTGGTTCTGGCTATAGTGCTGGAAACACTATTACGTTTGCAGCTTCAAAGTTTGGTGGCCAGGCCAACTTGGTGTTAACAATTACCAGCGTAGACGGTTCAGGTGGTGTAGTAGAATTCACTATTGCTTACACACCAGTCAGTTTAACTACAGTATTTTCATTAAATGAATACTTCTTTACTGTTGACAACATTTACTCGTTTAGCATCATTGTTGACGGAGTGTTGTATCGTCCAAACTTTGACTATACATTTGACACTGTTACAAAAGACATTACATTTACAACAGTACCGGCGGCTGGTACTACCATTGTTGTAGAAGCTCAAAGCTATTTTGAATATGTTGATTCTATTACTACAACTGGCTTAACAGCTGGAGATCGCTTTGGTGAATCAGTTGCATGTACAACTGACGGTCGACAAGTAATTGTTGGCACCCCTGACAAAACTGTTGGCGGAGCAATTGTCACATTTAGCAGTACAGGAACATCGGTTAGCGGAACAGGTTCTTATGCCCGTGTTGTGCAAAACAGTACATCAGGCAGCGGATACGGCGCGGTATTCTCAGTTAGCCGTTCAAACAATACCTACACTGTTACACTAGTTGAAGCCGGTCAAGATTATGCTGTTGATGATACAATTACAATTTCAGGTTCAGTGCTTGGCGGAACAACTTCCACAAACGATTTAACAATCACTGTAGCAACATTAACTAGCTATGTTGAAGCTGGTTCAGTGTATGTGTTTGATAGAAACGTGCAAAGTTTTATCTATGGAACTGACAGTTCAAGCGTAAACTTCACAGTACTTGGTACAGTTACTGGTCCAGTAAGTGTGTTAGTTGACAATCAATTCTTAATTAACGAAGAAGATAGTACCACAACCGCATCTAATACGTTTGTATGGAATGGTGCCAACACTATCACATTAAACACAGATTTGCAAACTGGTGATATTGTTGAAATTGAAACAAATCAATTTAATTTGGTACAAGAAATTACTCAAGAAACATTTGCACAGTTCTGTAACTTTGGCACAGCAGTTGATATCTGTTCTTACAATTGCAGTTTGTATGTGGGTGAACCACAAAGCTCTGTGCAAATTTACAAAGGTGGCGCAGTTGAGCGCAGTGTAAATCAAAGTCGTATCTACGGAACTATCACTGCTACTGTAGCAAACCCTAGTTTAGACAACGGAGATACCTTGCGTGTCAACAACATTGACGTTGTTGTACCTGGCGCTTGGTCTAGCTTGTCAACTTACAGTGCAAATGTAGTAGTTTACAACACCGATGGCACTACTACAACAATTTACAAAGCAGTACAAAATGTACCAGCAGCCACTGCATTAACCAATACATCATATTGGACCGTAGTTACAACTACTACACAAACAGATAGTGCTAGGGTACGAGGCTTGGCTGCACAAATTAACATTGATATTCCCAATGCCAACGCCACTGTTAATGATTTGGGATACCTAACAATATCAGTAAAAAATAGCGACGCAGCACCGCAATTTGACAAACTGCAAGTTGCTCCAGGATCTATTGGAACTACTTTTGCTGATTTGGGATTTGAAACATTTGTCTGGACACAAACTATTACAAGCCCATATCCTGTTGAAATGGCTGGATTTGGGTCAAGTATCAGCATCGATGACTCTGCAGTCAACCTTGTGGTTGGCGCCCCACGCGGTACATTGTACTTGATCACAATATTTGACGAAGGTACAACAATATTTGATGTAGGAAGCACAACGTTCTTTACTAGCGTAAATCAAAGTGGTGCTATCTACACATATGATTATTTGCCAAGCTCAACATTGTCAGTGACTAATCCTGGTAAGTTTGTTTTTGGTGACCAAGTCAGCAGCTCATTGGTTCAGTCACTAGATCAATACGGTGCAGCAGTTAACTACACCAGCGGCGTGCTAATGGTTGGAGCTCCTAAAAATGACTATGGTGATTCCACAGCAGACTATGGTTCAGTGTTTGTATACGAGAATCCAACACGCACACCAGCGTGGACAATACTGCGTGAACAACAACCAGTGGTAGATGTACGCTTGTTGAATAGCGTGTTCTTGTATGATCGTATTACCAGCGCAACTACAGAATTCTTAGACTTTATCAATCCATTACAAGGCAAGATTCTTGGAGCAGCTCGTGCAAATATTGATTACATTGGCGCAGTTGATCCAGCGGCATACAACGTAGGTCCTGTTAATATTCGTGGCACAACTTGGAACTTGGATCATGTTGGGGAAATCTGGTGGGACATTAGCTCAGTGCGATTTATTGACCCTAACCAAGACAACATCACTTATGCAAGTCGACGCTGGAGCCAGCTATTCCCAGGATCAACTGTTGATGTGTATCAATGGATAGTGAGCAATACTCCCCCAGCATCATATACTGGTGAAGGAACTCCGCTCAATAATCTAAGCTATACTGTAAACACTCGCCTCAGCAAAGATGGAACATTTGCAACTGAATATTATTTCTGGGTGCGCGGCATTACAAGTACATCTACTAAACTTGGAAAAACATTACCCCCAAGTACTGTAGCCAATTACATTGCTGATCCAAGAGCCAGTGGTATTCCGTATATTGCAGCTATTAATGGCAGTACAATTGCCTTGTACAATAGTGTTGATTATATTGAAGCTGAAGATACCATCATTAATATTGAGTTTGATCGCGAGTTAACCAATGACAATGTCCACGTTGAATACGAATTGATTCCGCAAGATCGTGCAGACGGATTCTTGAGTACCAATTTGTATCGCAAGTTACAAGACAGTTTCTGCGGGGTCGACACATACGGTAACAAAGTGCCTGATCCTAACTTAGGACCAGCCGAACGTTACGGAGTACAGTTCCGTCCACGTCAGTCAATGTTTGTGGACCGCTTTGAAGCATTGCGCAACTACTTTACCCGAGCTAACAACGTGCTTGCTCAGTACACCATCAGCGAAAACAGAAGTTTTGCATTGTTAAATTCAAGCGAGCCCGAGCCAAGTGCTGCAAGTACAAGTGATCCATGGAACATGAGAGTTGCTAACTTGGAGATATTAGGCTTTCAGAATATCTATGCAGTGCCGTTGGGATACAAATATCTAGTGGTAACTGACAGTAATAATCGTGGACTTTGGACAATTTATACTGTAGCAGCTAGCCTAACTGAGTTAGGTGCAAGAGAATTGGTGCTGACTCGAGTACAGTTGTACTATACTCCAGACTACTGGAGCTACATTGATTGGTATCGCCTAGGTTATAACTCAAGCACAAAGGTAGTAGCAGAAGTTCCAACCTACAGCTCACTTGGCACGCTAACTGTGCCAGTTGGCAGCAGTGTTAAGGTCACAGCAAACGCACAAGGCAAGTGGGAAATTTACCTGTTGGAAGACACTGGCTGGAGTCGCGTAGGGCTGCAAGATGGTACTATTGAAATTTCAGCAGAACTGTGGAATTACTCATTGGGACGTTTTGGGTTTGACGTTGAAGTATTTGATGCGCAATACTATGACCAAGAACCTGTGATTGAAACTCGTAAAATTATTCAAGCCATCAATGAAGAGTTGTTCATTGATGATTTAGCAATTGAACGTAACAAAGCCTTGGTATTGATGTTCAACTACATCCTTAGTGAATTTTCTGCACCTGAATGGTTGGTTAAAACTAGTTTGGTCGACGTTGATCATAGAATCCGTGACCTGGTTCCTTACCAGAACTACATTCGCGACAATCAAGAGTTCGTATCTGACTACATTCAAGAAGTTAAACCATATCACGTACAAATTCGTGAGTTTAACTTGAAGTACACCGGTTTTGATGAGTTCTTTGGCGACTTAACAGACTTTGATGTTCCTGCTTACTATAACACAACATTGCAAATTCCTCAGTACACAAGTCCTATCTTGTTGCCGTATGACCATGGAACTGCATTTAACAGTCCATCAAATACACTAAGTGATTTGCCAGCGTCAAGCACAGTCTGGGAATCATGGCCATATAACCAATGGTACAGTAACTATTTGCTACAGCTTGATTCTGTAACTGTAGTTGAAGGTGGTATAGGCTATACTGAACCACCAGTGATTATTATCAGCGGCGAAGCTACTGAGCCAGCTGAAGCCACAGCAGTAATTAACAGTCTCGGACAAGTTGTTGCAATCAATGTTACCAATGCAGGTTCTGGATATCGCTCAACACCAACTGTAGTGTTTGATGGCGGCAACGGCACAGGTGCAAGAGCCTATGCAGTAATGGCCAGCGACTTGGTACGCAGTTTCCGCACAGTAATTAAGTATGACAGATTCCAGTATGTCTCAAGTGTGCAAACCTGGAGTCCAAACGGCACATATCAAGATGGTATGCTAGTACGTTATGATGATCGTGTATGGCAAGCATCCAGCGCCGACTCTACAGCAGTGGTAGGTCCAACATTTGATCTTGAAAATTGGACCTTGGTCAATGCTGGAACGTACAACGGTGGTGTAGGGTTGACTGGTGTTGATCGCACCATGGGCTTGTACGTCCCGGGTGTTAACCAACCTGGTTTAGAACTGCCACTGTTAATTGACGGTGTTGATTATCCAGGCGTACAAGTCTACGGTGACTATTTCTTGGGTAATCCAGCAAGTATTGATGCCACTTACGAAAGTTCGTTTACTGACACTACATTAGGTGAAACGTTTACCAGTGTCAATGTTGATGGGGGCGAGTTTGTTGGTCTTGCAGAAGGCCATGCTCCTGAGGAACTAGTTAATGGTGCAGAATTTGATACGTTAGATATGCGTATCTATACACGTCCAGGCGCTGACTGGAATCGTGATGGCCATGGATTCCAAATTGGAACCATTCGCTACACTTACGAGACAGCAATTACTGATACATTTAGTTGGGCCGGAGTGGTTGACCATCCAGTTCAAGTACTTGTTAGCAATTTAAGCACTGGTCAAGATCTAATTCTTGATATTGATTATACCATTGACTGGGATGACCAAACAATAACCTTGTTGAATAATGTTGACAACGGTGAAATTATCAATATCACAGTATATGAGCTAGGTGGCGGCAGTCAACTGTATCGTGCAAACTACACTGGTGCAGAAGCAGGAGACAGTGTTATTATTCCTGTGAATGCAGCCGAGATCAACAACATTGCACTGTTTGTAAACGGTGAAAATGTCACAAGTCCAACTTGGGTCGCTTACGCTGAATCAGAAACTTGGAATATTTTAAATTCCTATACCAAACTAGATATTGTCAATGACGGTCCTACTTACTACCGTGCAATTCAAAATGTTCCAACCGGCATTGCAATTACCAACACAGCATATTGGTTTGAATTTGTTCCTACGCTATTATCACAAGTTACTTTTGCTGAAACATATGGGCCAAACCAGGGCATTGCACTGGTGGCATTTGGAACTACTACACCTATTCAGTATAGCTGGAGTACTCCACAAGTTCAATATGTTATTGCTGATGGCACATTGGCCACTACTAAAACCATTGCGTTGACCAACAGCTTGCAAGGCACAAACCCTGCAAACTTGATTGTTGAACGTAATGGATATCGTTTACGACCAGCTGAAGGCATTGAGTGGATTGGCGACGACTCTAGTGTGAGTTTTGGCTTACCACAGCGCGGCGGTTATGAACAGGCATTGATCAATGCCCCACAAGACGTAACAGTCTGGGTAGACAATGTATTACAAACTCAAGCATCGGGTGCAACACCTGGCAGTTATTCAGTATCTAACTGGACTGGTTCAAACACCCCGGGACGCCAAGTGGTGTTTACAACACCTCCAGCTGCTGGTGCTAGAATTCTAATCAGTGTTGACACTGCGGCTGATTATGCAGTGGCAGGAACTAACTTAGAATTGATAACCACAGTCAATATTGGCGATGTATTCTCAATTACAACATGGAATGACACAGCACAGCAAAATATTTTGACTTTGGTATTCCAAGGACCTGTAATTACTGGCTTAACAGTTGAAGAGCCATATGACAGTACTGTATATGACTTGGCCACAGTATCAGAAACACCAGGTTCTTACGACTATGCAACTGGCACATCAATTTCCAACAATGATTTCTACTTAGAACGCGGTGGCGTTGAAGCTGGGCGCCTATGGGTAACATTGGATGGTCAACGCTTGTTTGAAGGTGTAGACTTCACAGTTGAAGGTGAATACTTAATATTGAGTTCTGGACCAATTGGTACAGCTCAAGTATTAGCAGTTACTGAATTTACAGAGAGCACTGTGCCCGAGTCTATGGCATTCCGTATTTTCCAAGACATGCGTGGCGTACAGGCAACTTATAGAATTACAGCAGCAACCACAACAACTCTTGCTCAAGATTTGAGTGCAACAGCTGATGTTGCTTATGTTACCAATGCGGCTGCGTTGAGCGAGCCAAATCTTGAAATTGGTATTTTTGGTGTTGTCACAATTGATGGCGAACGCATTATGTACCGTGAAAGAGACACTGCCCTCAACACTATCAGCGGACTGCGTCGCGGAACTGCTGGCACAGGTGCAGCAGCTCACAGCGCCGGCGCAGAAGTATATGACATTGGGCGAGGTAACTTGCTACCAGAAGAGTATCAAGATTATTATGTAAGTGATACCAGCGTAGGCGATGGGTCAACCACAGTGTTCTATGCGCCTAGCATCACTATTGACAACTTCCTAGACTCCAGCAGTGAAAAAGGTGCTATAGAAGTTTACGTAGGAGGCGTACGACAGTATGCATACGCAGATACTACAGTGGCAATTGAGCCGGGACAATATCGTTGGTTTGTAACTGATGCTGATCCAGTTGCTATTGATTTTGTAACCAGCGGCACATACCCAGAATTGGTTGCTCCTCCTCCTGGGGTAGAAGTAACAATTCGTGTGCGTCAGGGCACAAGCTGGTACCAGACAGGCCCAGTGCTAAATGCTGGTGAATTTGTTGTAGGAGAACAGTACATTATTATCACTGTTGGCACTACTGACTTTACTGCAATTGGTGCAAGCTCTAACCACATTGGAGTTACATTTACTGCAACTGGATCTGGGTTAGTTGCTGCTGGCAACTTTGTGGTTGGAAAATCTTATACAATTAGCAGTGTAGGAACCACAGACTTTACCACAATTGGCGCAGCAGCTAATACATTAGGTACTACATTTACAGCAACAGGTACTGGATCAGGAACAGGTACTGCAACGCAAGGATCAGGAACTGCTGGAACATGTAGCAACGGGGTGGCTTTGCAAGACACAGAAACTGTGCCTGCAAGGTTCTTACGTGGGTTATAAACTAGGTAAATAAAAGACCATGTCAAATACACAGTCAAAACAAACAGTTGAACCCAAAAAAGACGAAAAGCCACGCCGTCCCAACGAAACTGGAACAATTTCAGTGCAAGCTCATATGCGCATCTTTGATCCAAAAACTCAGAAAACTTATGTGGAGGGACGAGCATGATTACGCCCGGACTGTGCAAAATTGAAGGGTTTGTGAAAATACACGACCCTGTTACAGGTGAAATTTTAGTGGACAAAAAGAACGCTATCCACTACGAAAACATCTCAGTGGCCATGGCCCAAACACTGAGCGATCGTGGCTTGGGCTACATCTATCAAATGGCATTTGGTAATGGTGGAAGCTCTGTAGATCCCACAGGAGTTATCACGTATTTGCCCCCAAACACCACAGGTCAAAACGCAGACTTGTACAATCAAACCTATCAAAAAGTTGTCAACGATAATTCAGCAGCAGATACTGACCCTGAAAACAACAAAATGACAGTGTTGCACACTTCGGGCAATGTGTATACCGATATTCTAGTAACTTGTTTGCTAGACTATGGCGAGCCGCCCGAACAACAGGCTTTTGACAACAGCACCAACTTTAACGGTGAATATGTGTTTGATGAATTGGGTTTGAAAACATGGAACGGGTCAGCGGACGATTTGCGACTGATTACACATGTGATTTTTCACCCCGTACAAAAGAGTTTGAATCGTCAGATTCAAATTGATTACACACTGCGAATCCAGACATTGAGCAACATCAATGCTGTATAAATATTGAAAACAGGAACAGACTGACATGGCATATACAATTACTCTAACTGACGGTACAACATTTGCAACCGTTAATGACGGTACCGTTAACACTACTAGCTCAATGACGCTGGTTGGTAAAAACTACGCTGGCTACGGTGCATTTTTGGACACCAACTTTGTGCGATTGCTGGAAAACGCCAGCAACACAACAGCACCCGGTAGTCCACTAACTGGTCAATTGTGGTGGGACAAAACCAACACATTGCTCAAAGTTTACTCTGGTGCAGGTGGTTGGAAAACCATCAGTGCTGCAACAGCCAGTGCTTCGCAACCAGCATCAAACGTTGCTGGCGATTTGTGGTATGATAGCACTAACCAGCAGTTGAAAGTGTACACAGGCTCAAGCTACATTGTTGTTGGTCCCGCATTTACAAGTTCACAAGGCACAACTGGTGCTGTTCCTGAAACCATTAACGATTCTGGTGCAACACCGCACTTTGTTACCACTTTGTATGTTAACAACACTCGTGTAGCTATTGTCAGTAAAGATGCAAGTTTTACACCTGCGGCACCTATTGTTTCAACATTCCCCACAATTTACAACGGTATCACATTGTGGAACAGCGGTAGTCCAGTGTTTGCTGGTTCAGCAACCAACGCACAAACACTTGACAGCTTGGATAGCACACAATTCATGCGTTCAGATGCTAACACAGCAACAACAGGTCGCTTGCAAGTCAACAACGCCAATGGTATCTATATTGGTACATCCAACGTTGTTAACATCAGTCAAAGCACCAACGATGGTTTGATCACTGGACAAGTGTCTGGTGGTAACTTGATTATGCAGGCCAACGTTGGCGGAACAACATTTGTTGTTGCTACAGCCCAAGGAGCAACCGGTAACTTTGCAATTGCCAACGCTGCCACAGTTGGAACTACATTGGTAGTAACCGGCAACGCCACAGGCGGTAACATTAACACAGGTGGCCTAGTAAGTGCTACTGGCAACGTCCGTGGCGGCAATATTGTTTCCGTAGCCGCAGTTTCAGGTGTGAGTGTTGTTGCAACCGGTAACGTTGATGGTGGTAACTTGCGTACAGCTGGTTTGATCAGTGCTACCGGCAATATCACATCAGCAGCCAACGTTGCTGGCACATACTTTATTGGTAACGGTTCACAACTAACAGGCTTGAGCTTGGGTGTTAGCGTTACTAAATTTGTCAATGGCACATCAGAAGGTAACATCGGCACCAGCGGCGGCAACATCAACTTTGACGTTGGCGGAACTGCGAACGTAGTTGTTATTGACACAAGTACATTGTACGTAAACACTGCTAACGTGGCAAGTATTGCCAAGAGCGGCACCAACGCTGTGGGCAATATTGGTAGCTCTACCAACTACTTTAACCGTGTGTTTGCCACTGCTACAACAGCCTTGTACGCTGACGTTGCAGAACGTTTTGAAGCAGATGAATTGCTGGCTCCAGGTACAGTTGTTGAACTTGGCGGCACAAAAGAAATTACAAAATCTCGTATGGAACTAAGCGAATCTGTGTTTGGTGTGATAAGTACAAGACCAGCATTTACCATGAACGGTGGCGCTGGTGAAGACGATACCCACCCAGCAGTTGCTATGACTGGACGTGTACCTGTTAAAGTAACAGGCTACGTCAAGAAAGGTGACCGATTGGTTTCAGCAGGCGACGGCATTGCCCGTGCAGCACAGCGTAGCGAATTAACTGCTTTCAACGTTATTGGGCGAAGCCTGGTTGACAAGAATACCCCTGAAGTAGGTACAATTGAAGCTATCGTCACAATTAAGAACTAAAACAGGACACAGACAATGGCATATTCAGCAGGTGGTTTAATTGAAGCGACCGACTATAACGGTTTTGTTAGTACGACCGCGGGCGCTAACATTAATGCTACATGGAGTACAGGCACTACCAGTGCAGGATATGGCCAAACTGCATTGGCCACTGTAAGTAGTGCTGGCACTGTGACAGCCACACAGTGGGCTTCGCTAGTAAACACTATTTCCAGCATGGCCAGTCATCAAGGCACAACCATTACAGCACGTACAGCACCAGTTGTGGGCAATACCATTGCAATTCTAGCTGCGGTCAACACTGACATCACTAGTTGCTACAACAACCGTGGAAATGCTGTGGCCAACGGTACTCAATACACCGGTTGGACTGGTACGAACTCAAAGACCACCGCTACATCCGGTGCCACCTGGTCCATTACATTTGTCAACACAGTGACATTTGCTGATGCAAATTCTGCACGTTATTTCTTTAATGCCGGCGGAAGGATCAAACTTGACGTTGCAAAATCAGCTACTGGTGCCACAGGCGATCCTGAATGGAACGACTTGGCCACTACTTTGTGCGGAGACATCTATTTCACCGGTGGTGCTTACAGTCAGACCATTGCAGGCACAGCCTATACTGGAACAACCAAAATTGGTGGCACTGGTACTCCCAACACACTGACAACTACCACTGGTTATTTTGACTTGACTGCAGGTGGTGCTGCCACTATTATCTACAAACAGTTTGCTGACACAGCGCCATATACAGCCAACTTTATTCAACACAGTGTTGCATTGAATGCGTCATCAAACGTATTGACATTTACCACTCTTTGGTCAGCCAGTGACGGTGACCCAATTTCAGGCGGTACCGCTGCATCGGGGGCTACAGCAGGCACAGCACCTTGCACTATTTGTACCTATTTCCCACCTAGCACAACATACCTAACCAATACTTGGGGTACACCCACTGTAGCGGCTACAACAACTTAACCAAAAGGGGCTGTTGCCCCTTTACCTTTCCCGCAATTTCATTTATAATATAGCATGGATACAGATGCACTAATTGCTCACGCACGAGCACGTTTTGATCATGCGGCTGCACGCCGCGTACTCAAAGAAAAATACGAAGCACGATTGATATTTGCCTACAACGGTGGAATGTTTAGAGCCGCACCTGAACTGCTGGCCTTTGTACAATCTTGGCCCATCGATGAGTTATATCTCAAAGACTTGTATGACAATCCCGTTGAAGTTGACAAACAAGTGTTTTTGGTAAAGCTACAACAACACTATCATGAGCAAATGAATGCGTGGCACAACGAATACACAGAGATGCAGAAAAAACGATGACCACAGGTGCGCTGATATTTGCCTTCAACAATGAACAAACCGACTACATTCGCATGGCTGAGTGGTGTGCTGAAAACGTGCGCAGGCACCTCGCCATCCCGGTTGCTGTTGTCACCGACTGCGACCCAGGAGACCCAAAGGTTAGCAGCTTTGATAGAGTCATTACGGCCGTACCTGACACCGGAGGAACACGTTATTTCGAGGATTATGAAAAAACTGTTACGTGGCACAACGCAGGTAGAGTGGACGCCTATAGCCTTACACCTTGGGACAGAACATTGGTCTTGGACGCAGACTTCGTTGTCGCTTCCAGTGACTTACAAGTGGTACTCAACGCAGATAGTGATTTCATGTGCTTCAGAGAAGCAGTAAATCTAGCAACTGGTTATCCACTAAAGGGTTTGAATGTATTTGGGCGTCATGATCTGCCTATGTCATGGGCCACTGTAATGATGTTTCGTCGAAGCAACACTGCACAGTATATTTTTGACTGCATGAACATGATCCGTGATAACTGGCAACACTACAGAGACTTGTACGGTATTGATCGTGCCACTTATAGAAATGACTTTGCGTTGAGCATTGCTATTGGTATAGTAAGTGGACACACTGGCAGCGTGGACCATATCCCTTGGCCTTTGTTGAGCGCACTGCCAGACACTGCGCTGAGTCAAGTCGAAACAGATCACTATGCTGTACACTATGTTGACAGTGAAAATAAACCCAAGACCATGAGCTGGGCAGGCATGGATTTTCATGCCATGGGCAAACGTTACTTGGAGAACATAATTGCGTCCCATTGATGAAAAAGGTTATGTAATCTTGGCCATCAATTCTGACCAAGTTGATTATTTGGACTGTGCCCGCACCTTGACCAAAACCATCAAGACCTGGGATCCAAGTGCGCAAGTGTGTTTGATCACAGACAGTGCGCAAAGCAATGATCCCATATACGATCATTATCGTGTGATTGACAATGTGGACTACACGAACCCTTGGGCCAATGACTGGCGTGTGTTCAAGAACTCCCCGTTTAGGGAAACCATCAAACTAGAAGCAGACATGTTGATTGTGAGTGATATCTCACACTGGTGGAACATGTTTAGACATCGTGATGTTGTTGTGAGCACAGGCTGTAGAAACTGGAAAGACCAAGAGAGCACAGCCAGAAACTACAGATCAGTGTTTGATCACAATCAGCTGCCTGATGTGTACAACGCTGTAACCTACTGGCGTCTAAGCGAAACTGCCAAAGAGTTTTTTGGTCTAGTGCGTGATATATTTTTAAACTGGACAGAGTTTAGACGCTTGTTGAAGTTTCCGCCAGACACCGCAGACACTGATTTGGTGTACGCCATGGCAGCACAAATCATGGGAGCCGAGCGTGTGACCATGCCGTTTGCCACATACCCCAAAATAACACACATGAAACGACACCATGCTGGTACTGAAACCGAACACTGGGGCCGCGAACTGGTCTGGGAATATTCAGACTGGAAGTTACGCATTGACACAGTGTCACAGTGGGGTGCGTTTCACTACGGACGAGGATGGAGATGACCCCAGAAGAATTTTTTGGCGCTGTGACCAACATGCCCGAGCCTGAGCCAGTATTTTACAGACTGTATCATGATGAAACTGGTCATCCACTATTCTACAGCATGGAAAGCCTACCAGGTACATATATTGAAATTGATCAAGAAACTTTTAGCCGTAGTCCAACCAACGTGCGTGTGCGGGACGGCAAACTTGTGGAAGTAACTTGGAAAACCACACAAAAGATCAAACCCAGTGATTCAGGCACCATGTGTCATGAACACGATGTTGCTGTTGTGGTCAAACAGCACGGAACTTATTGGAGCAAACACACTTATGAAACAGATTGACATAGCAGACTTAGACTGTATTTTTTTAACTTATGACGAACCTCAAAAGGAAGAATTTTGGACAAAGATTAAGAACATGGTTCCTTGGGCCCGTCGGGTCGATGGTGTTAAAGGAAGCGATGCGGCACACAAAGCCGCAGCCATGGCTTCTGACACAGAAAGATTTATTCTCATTGATGGAGACAATATCCCCGATCCGGCGTTTTTTAATCAGACACTTGTTCTTTCTAATGAAGAATATGAGAGAGCTGTTTTTCGTTGGCGGGCTCGCAATCACATTAATGGACTGATGTATGGCAATGGTGGACTTAGTTCTTGGACCAAAACGTTTGTGATGAATATGCAAACGCATGAAAATACCGACGGGCGCACAGAAACCGAAGTGGAGTTTTGCTTTGATCCACTGTACTGGGCTATGTACGACTGCTATAGTAATACGTATCCCAACGGATCACCTTTCCAAGCCTGGCGTGCAGGTTTCCGTGAAGGAGTTAAGATGTGTTTGCAACGTGGTCGAAAGCCCACCGTGGACGAATTCAAACAACAGGTACTGCGCAACTTAGACAACTTGACTATCTGGCACAACATTGGATCAGATGTTGAGCACGGTGAGTGGGCCATGGCCGGCGCACGGCAAGGCACTTACATGACCATGCTCACAAACTGGGATCACATACAGGTACAGAACTTTGATGCTCTTGCAGAGCTGTGGGAAACGGTCAAAAACGACAACCCTAGATTGTTGAGCAATAGACTGGGGCCCGAACTGGGTACACAATTAGACTTGCCCATGGCCATATTGGAAGCAGAACAATCAGCGTTTTTTAAATATCACTATCGCAGCAATTGGCAGAATCGTGGCATCATGACACGAGAGATTGATGTAATTCGTCAGCAAGAAGGCTGGTAACATGCTAGACAAAATAATTCAAACAGCTCGAGATACAAACAAGCAAATATTAATTCTTGCGGCACCAAGAACAGGCACCCATGCGTTGGGGCAAGAGATTGCTGTTGTATCTAAGGCAAAGAATTTTAGAGAAATTTGTATGACTGGTCATTGTGATGACCCATGGCAGGACATACACAGTCTGATAGATTGCAAAGTGTTTGCTGTGGGGCATGTTGTTCAACTTACTCCAAAAATAGTATTGGCAGAAAATGTTGAAAAAATAAAAAAACGATGTGTATTGGTCAATATCAAACGCAAAGACCTAGTATTGCAGTTTGCTAGTTGGATGTATTTTAGAGTTTTAGATCCCACAAGCCTTCACGGTTGGCACAATCATAGTAAACAAAAAACCAGAATACAGCCCGGCCAAATAGTTGCCAAAAAGGAAGATATTGATCAATTTAAACTCGAGCAAATGTTAGACGAATATTTTTTGCCTGACTTTAGATTATGTTATGAGACTATGAATTTTGGTCAACAGAAATTATATCAAAAAAATCAATTCAGTTTTCCGCTGCCGCAGATGTTTTCAAATTTAGATTTTGTACAACAACAATTAGGCACTTGGAAATTCACATCAGCGCATTTAGGACAAAATGAATAACAAAGGCGATGAGTCAGTGGGGACGCAAAGCAAGTTCCTAAGTGCGGCGCAACGCATGAAAACTCAATTGGGGCCCGCCTTGTGTCTAGCTAAATGGAAACAGGTAAGTCTGCATCTGCCCACTGGACTGAACAATAGTTGTTATCATCCTCCACTGCATAAAATTGACACAAACGATCTTGCAACCAACCCTGCTGCGTTACATAATACTGCTCACAAAAAACAGCAACGGGTCCTAATGCTCAAGAATGAACGTCCTACAGAATGTCAATACTGCTGGAACATGGAAGACCTGGGCAAGATGTCAGATCGCCACTACAGATCTGGGGAACCTTGGGCCGCTGTGGACTTTGAAAAAATCAAGAATTCAACCGGAGAAGAAACAGATGTCATACCTTCATACGTTGAGGTTAATTTTAATAACGCTTGTAACCTTAAGTGCTCTTATTGTAGTCCCCAGTTTAGCTCTAGCTGGGGAGATGAAGCTAATCGTTGTGGCGCTTATCCTACTGCTACACCACACAATAGTCCTGAACATTTTACTGGGGCTAGACGTGTCATTCCCGCTAGGGAACATAATCCCTATGTTGAAGCATTTTGGCAGTGGTGGCCAACACTTTACCCTGAGCTCAGACACTTTAGAATGACCGGTGGGGAACCGTTATTAGACAAAAACACATACAGAGTATTTGATTATGTTCTAGAACACCCCAAGCCAGACTTACACTTAAACGTAACATCAAACTTCTCAGTAGATCAAAAGTCATGGGAGAAATATCTTGACTATGTCAAACGCTTGTGCCAAGCGGGTAACCTTGAACACTTCATGCAGTATGTCAGTTTAGATGGCTGGGGTGCGCAAGCAGAATACATGCGCCACGGCATGGACTTTGATCTAGTATGGGATAGAGTAAATCAATACCTAGCAGAAGTGCCCAGTTACAACAGTTTAACTTTTATTGTTACAATGAACAATCTTTCAGTGCCTAGCTTGGAAAACTTGTTTGC